ACGTCTGCCGGTGCTGCTGCCACAAGCGCTGCCAATGCTGGTCAGAGTGCCCAGCAGGCCGCTGACAGTCTGCGGGAGCTGAGGGACGGCATTGCAAACGGTGACTTCAAAGGCGAGAAAGGCGACAAGGGCGACACTGGCCCCATCGGCCCGGTCGGCCCGCAGGGTGAGCAAGGCCCTCAAGGCCCCACTGGTGCTACCGGAGCCACTGGTCCGCAGGGTGAAACAGGCCCTCGTGGTGAGCAGGGGCCGCAGGGCATTCAGGGCGAGCGCGGCCCGCAGGGTGCACAGGGGCCGCAGGGCGAAAAGGGTGACCCCGGCCCGCAAGGCCCTAAAGGTGAGACTGGACCTGCCGTAGCACTGGACACCACCCTCACCCACGAGGACGAAGCCGCTGACGCAAAAGCCACAGGTGACGCGATCAGCGCAGTAAAGGCCCGGCAGAACATCCTTATCGGCACTGAGACAGGCAACCCTATCGCCGTTGACGACGCTTTCCCTGCACCCCTGTGCGGCCTGACCGTGTACGGTCGGAGCACACAGGACGGCACACCCATGCCGGATGCACCTGTGCCTATTGTGAGCGCTGGTGACGGCGGGACGATTGCAGTGACCTTGGGTGATGGGGGCGGTAAAGTGCAAACTCTCACGCTGCTCACTCCCAACGGCTTGCCCGGCATCCCTGTCACCTCCGGCGGCAACTACACTGACCAAAGCGGCCAGCAGTGGGTGTGCGACGAGGTGGACTTGGAAAGGGGTGTAAAGGTACAGAGGGTGAACGCTGTAGACTTGTCAACCTGTGTAATTACAGGTTCCACTAACCTTGCGGCAACAAAACGACTTGCGATTCGGTTGCCACTCAAAGGTAAAGATTATACAGCAAAAGCCCTATGCAATAGATTGCCATATTTCGTTTCGTTTACTAGCGATACCATTCACTTTTATGTAGACACAAACAATGCGCAGGTTTTTATTCCCATTGGCGCTAAAAACCCGGAAGAAGGAGAATACATTTTATTCTACATTCTCGACGATCCCATCGAAACTCCGCTCACCCCTGCTGAAATTGCCGCCTACAAAGCGCTCACAATGTGCGGCCCTGACACGGTGGTGCAGGCTGGTGACGGTGCTGGGGTCAAGCTGGACTACCAGCGGGACGTAAACATCGCCATCAAACGCATTGAGGACGCAGTAGCGTCCATGACAACGACCTAAAGGAGGACACATGGCTATCAAAAGCAAAGCCCGACACGACCTGACCCTGCGCTCCATCAAGCGGGAAATCGCCGCAGGACGCGACGTGGCATACTGGCTGGACAAAGCGTACACCCATCTGGACAGCGGCCTGCTGACGGAGGACGACATCGCAGAGGTGGAAGCCCTTGCGCAAGCGTACTACGATGCACTGGACGCTAAAGACAAGGCGAACGCTGAGGAAATCACGCAGTAAGGAGACAAAAATGTTTCATTATCACTACATCAAAGTCATTGCTGATTCCGAAAACATGAGTACGAAAGAAATCACTTCTATTCTGCAAAAATATTTTGCAAAACAGAACGATGGTTTTTACCTCGAAATCGACTTGGATAATCATGCCGCTGATTTCGATGGTAGCGGAAAATGGCTCATGCGGTTGGAAGGAAATATTTTGTGGCTAAATGGCGAATACGTTGCGCTCAGCGGTGTGCAGCAAAACAGCCCGGACGATAGCTGTATCGTCAAAATTTCCGCAATTCGTTATCTCATTGTTCACAATAAGGAGTGATAGCATGACAAGCACTACATACCGCCATCTCGGTGACGTCAACAAAATGTACGCCGCACAAGAACAATTTCGTGACCTTACGAAAATGGTCTGCGCACGTTTTCGTGACCTCACGAAAACATACCATCTCGGCAACGTCACCGTAATGGTGCGCAACGCCGGACAGCTGCCGCAGCCTTTCTGGCTCGGTGCTGTCTGTGGCGGCGGCTCGCGTAGTGCTGCCCGCTGCGCTGCAAGGACTTGACCGACAGAGGATGATCGCCGCTATCAAGAACGCACCGCTTGGGAGGGTAGACCGTAAGATAGCCTTACTGCGGTACGTTGAGCGGCTCCCGCTGCCGGACATTGCAGCGCAGACGCATTACAGCCGGACGGCGGTAGGCTACCGGCTGAAAGACATTGAAAAAATGCTGGATGTGTGATATACTAACCTTGTATATGGATTAGTTTTGAGCTTTTGCTCTGACAATTCAAAAGCGGCAGGCTTTCGGGTCTGCCGCTTTTCTTTTTGCACGAATTGTGGTACAATATCCATGTCAAGTAAATCTTAAATTGCGCTGAACAAAGGATAAGCCTTTCAGGGTCGGCTACGTGTGGCAGACCTGATTATCGGTGATGATGCCAACCGGATGGTGCGCAAGCCGACTTTGATATGATACAGTCTCCCACCCACCTACTTGCAATGCGTACCATGCGGGAGATGGTTTTATGTTATGAGGAAAAATATATGTGTGAATATTGTGGTATAAAACCTGCGTTTCAAAATAACATTTCGGGTCATTGCGTGTATGATAAAGAAGGAAGCCAAAGAGTTCTCGCTCACGGTGGAATGCACAGTGACCTTGTTATGGGAGTGGATGAAAACGGGGCTGTTTTTATAGAATCAGATGAGGGTGAAAACAACTTATGGTATCCAAATTTTTGCCCCATTTGTGGGCGTAATCTGAAAAAATAAATAATCCTCCACTTAAAATATCTCGATTGAAAGGCTCCGGCCTTTGTAGAGAGTGGCATTACCTGTAGGCGGTTCCGCTCTTGATTTTACAAAAAATCCCCTGCTTTGCCGAAGCCCCGCGTTCCACGCGGGGTACTTTGTAGGCAAAGTGGGGGATTTCTTGCAAGTAAAACGTTCAAACTTTCTATTTTGCATCATTTTATATAAGTATATTTATATCTTTAAGCGCTCACGCGGTTTTTTCCGTGTGGGCGCTTTTCTTTTTTGTCCTTCGTTGTACGTTCGTTGTCTTTCGTTTTTTGCGGATGCAGTACACTGAGAGCACAAGGAGGGATGTATTATGAGCTATTACCAGATACCCGGAACGCCCTACGTTCCGCAGCAGCCTGTCAATCCTTACGGTGGCATGGGCACGGTAGGCCTTGCCACTTCCCTGCCCAACACGCAGATGCAACAGGCACAACCGCAGCGTCCGCAGCCGATGAATGGGCAACAGCCTGTTCAGCAGTCGGCACAAGACGGCGGTTGGTTGCTTGGTAGACCTGTTTCCAGCAGGGAAGAGTTTTTGGCAATACCGTCTGACCTGTACGGTAGACCGACCTACTGCCCAGATTTGCGCAGCGGTGTGATCTACTGCAAGCGGCTCAACCCTGACACCTGCGAATCCTATGTACAGGAGTTCTATAGCCCGGAAGCGTGGAGGCAGATGCAAGCACAACAGGCACAGCAGACCGCTGCACCGACACAGCAGTATGTGCCTATTGAGCAGTACAATACCCTTGTCCACCGCCTGGATGAACTGGAAAAGTGGCAGAAGAGTTTTTCTAAGCCCACTGCCGCAGCAAAGAAAGGAGAATAAATAATGTCCTCTCCGTTTGATATGATTACTCACAGCCCTATCATGCAGCTTGCAAATCTGGCTCGTGCCGGACAAAACCCGATTGGGCTTATCCAGCAGTTGGGTGGGCAGAGCGCACCCATCATGCAGGGGCTAAACCTGATTCAGGGCAAAAACGAAGCACAGCTCCGAACGATGGCTCAAAACCTCGCCAAAGAACGTGGTATCGACCTGAACCAGCTGGCAAGCGCCCTGAATCTGACGCTGCCCCGATAACGCATCCCTCTAAGCGAAACGCTTCTCAGTTTTGCGGACTTGACAAAAACCGCTTTTGTTTGGCTTCGCCCATCGCATACGGCGATGGGATAGCATAACGCAAAACTGAAAGGAGTTTTGTTATGGACGATTTTGCAACTGGCTATCTGGCTGGGCAGGACGGCGGCAATAACAACAGCGGATTCTTCGGCAACGAGGGTCTGTGGGCGGTTATCATCCTCGCCATCATCTTCGGCTGGGGCACAAACGGCTATGGCCGGAACGGCAGCGACAACGGTATGGCGAGCTACATCCCCTATCTGGTCGGCACTGGCGCAACCGGGCAGGGCGGCAACGACACCCGCGCGGCTCTGTCTGAGGGCTTCTACCAGCAGGATACCTCCCGCTCTCTGGCGGGCATCCAGAGCGGTATCTGCTCTCTGGGCTATGACCAGCTGGCACAGATGAACGGCGTCAACACCAACATTGCAAACGGCTTTGCTGGCGTGAACAGCGCCATCTGTCAGCTTGGCTACCAGAACGCACAGCTGGTAAACGGCCTGGAACGCAGCGTGTCCAACGGCGACAACGCCATCAGCCTTGCCATCATGCAGGAGGGCAACGCACGGCAGGCGGGCCAGACCGCTATCCAGACGCAGCTTGCATCTTGCTGCTGCGAGAACAAGCAGCTCATCGGCGACCTGAAGTACACCATTGCACAGCAGGACTGCGCTACCCGTCAGGCCATCGCAGACAACGCCCGCGCCATCGTGGACAACTGCAACGCCAACTTCCGTAGCATGATGGACTACTTCACGCAGGACAAGATTGCCACTCTGACCGCTGAGAACCAGAGCCTGAAGTTCGCGGCTTCTCAGGATCGTCAGAATGCACTTCTGACCACCGTGATGTCTCAGCAGACCGACACCATCCTGAACCGGGTTAATCCTCGTCCGATTCCCGCTTATCAGGTGGCAAACCCCAACGCGGGCGTGAACTGCTGCGGCTGCTGATAACCAACACTCCCCGATAACACCGGGTGAACCATCGGGGCAGGGGTAAGACACCTCTGCCCCTGATTTTTTAGGAGGAAAACATTATGGCTTGCAAAACAAGCTGCAAACTTTGCCCGCACTTGGTCATCAGTCAGGCGGTCACGTTTGCCAACGATACGTTGACCATCAACATCCCTGCTGGCGCATACCAGAACGGAGAGAAGTATTGCATCGTGGTCGCCCAGAGTATCCCGGACACAACCACCATCAACGCCCCTGTGGTTATTACCATTGGCGCAGGCACTACCGCATACCCTCTGACCGATTGCAACTGCGCTCAGGCAACCGCTGAGAGCATCCATACCCGCACCCGCTATGCTACCCGTGTGGCAACGTCTGCGACCGGCACCGGCACGTTCAAATATCTTGGCTGCTTCTGCCGCTCCCACGCTGGTGCGCCCGCGTCCATTTCTTGAGGAGGTATAGATTATGGGCAAGACTAATTTTCGCCGCATGATGATGCTCCGCGAACACGACAAAGACCGTGAGCCGGAGCGTGACCGCCTTGAGGAAGAGCGTGACCGCAGGGAGCGTGAGCTGGAACGCCGTCTGCGTAAGCTGGAAGGCGGCAACGACCGCTATCCCTACTATCCGCAGGAGGAGAACCGCTACATCGACCCCTACCCTATCCCCCGCTACCCTGACGTAGAGTATGGGCGCAAGATGCCGCAAATCGGCTTCTCACAGAACGGCGACTGGGATAAACGGTCTGGGCAGTACGAACGTGGCGGTGCAGACAGCCGTTCCATCAAAATGCCACGCCAGCACCTCACCCACGATGAAGCGGAGGAATGGTGCGACAGCATGGTGAACGCTGACGGCACGAAGGGCTGTCACTGGACGCTGGAACAGACGCAGGATGTTGCCAAACAGCGCAACATCACCTGTGACCCGAACGATTTCTGGGCTGTTATGAACATGATGTACTCGGATTATTGTCAGGTCGCAAAGCGTCAGTCCGTTGACACTCCGGGCTTCTACGCTGACATGGCAAAGGCGTTCCTTGAGGACGCAGATGCCGCAGATGGCAAGGCGTATCTCTACTGGGATTGCATTGCTGATAAGTAAAACAGAAGAGGGGGTCTGCCCAATTTTGGGCACACCCCCTCTTTATTTACTATCAACGCTGAAAATTCAGTTATGAACAGAGCCAATCAGCCTAAGTCAATCTGGTCTTTCGATGCTGCAACGGACAGGTTATAGATGTACTCCCCTGCCGTGAATCCGTGCTTTCGTGCTTCTCTTGTAACAAATGTCCGCTCGCTGTCGCTCATAAGGATTGTGATTCGCTTACTACGTTTGCCGTCTCCCTTCTGCCCCTGATGGGAAGTGTAAGGCTGAATTTCCATCGTGCGCTTTGCATCGTTGACAGACAGGTTGGTAAGTGCAATCATAATCTGCTGGTTCTGCTGAACGATGGCTTGCAGGACTTCCGTGTTCTTCATCAGCACTTGCAAGATTGCATCGTTCTGCGTGTCGGGCTTGTTCTCCTGCGGAGCAAGGCTGTAATAGCCGTTCTTGCGGAGAGACGGAAGGACGTCATCGAAAACCCAACTCTCGAACCTCTCTGCGCTGGGCAACTTGCTGTGGGTGATAAGACGGTAAACATCTCCCTCTGGGATGAAAGCGATTGCTTGGACTCCTCCCTGTGTAGGGGCGTCGCGTTTCACGACACCCCTGCAATGGCGGGAAATTGCATCTCTCGGATTGCTATATCCCAACGCCTTTGCCACGTCAGAAGCACAGAAAAGAATCTTACCATCTTCTTCAATTGTGCGAAGCTGACCAAAGGCCTTGCTCTTAAAAACGTGGAGTGCGTTACATCTCTTGTTATCCATCATATCCTCCATATTTAACTGTTTGGCATCTTCCATGCCGACCTCATACGCCTTGTAAGTGATTCGAGATAATGCTTCTGCAATCTCATAATCATCCTTGTTGAGCGGACGGCCGTTGCTGTTTTGCTTGAAATTTTCGAGAATCTCTTCTTTCGTTGCTGGAATGTTCATTGGCTTTACCACAAAATATTGTTTGTAATACAACCATGAAGATGATATAATGGATTTATCATCCATAGTTGTATGGAGTGTAATCCCTTAAACTGTCTGAGACCGCCAAGTTACGAACAGTTTAGGGGATTTTTTATTGCTCAAGTTCTTTATCTATCATCTCGTTAAGCCATTTGGTCTTTGTTTTCCCTTGTTCCTTTAACTTTGCCGTTAAAGCATCGAGCTTCTCTCTCGGAATTGGAACACTGAACTGACCGATGGTTTCACGACGCTTTCGATAATACTCTGCGCTACTTTTAGCCAACTCAATCCCTCCTTTGTTGGCTAGCAATAATAGTATAACACTTGCTAGCATGAATGTCAATAGCACGAAAACTACACGCATTTCAACGTCAATTCGTTAGAAAATGCGTGTTTTTTATTTGCTGTTCAATCTTCAAGAAAATCCTCCAGCTCAATCTTCCCATCTGCCGCCGCAACCGCCAGAGCGTACACGAACTGTCCAATCGTCATTCCGTGCCGTCTGGCTTCACGGTTGATGTACTTGCGCTCTTCCTCGCTCATAAGGATGGTAATACGCTTTGAACGCTTGCCATCACCGCTTGCAACGCCTTGATGCGATTCCGGCATCGGGATTTTTTTCTTTGTCAATCCAGCTTCAGCTAACGCACCAGGAACATCACCTTGTTCGATAAGACGTTGAACTTCCTTTGCCTGTTTCAGCTTCTTCGGCTTACTTTCGCTGACTATAGCATTGTTCGGCTGTGTTTCGCTGTCTTTGGCTTGCTTCGGCTTAATACTGCTTAACTGTGCTTCATTAGGCTGTGCACGGCTGTCTGTGGCTTCACTAGGCTTAGTTTGTGCTTGTTCGGCTTCGTTCGGCTTCGCTTGGCTTACTTCTTCTTCCTTTGGCTCACTTCGGCTTAATGGCTGTTCCGAAAAAATAGGCTGAAAATCAAACCCGCCAAGCAATCCTGTGGATTTTTTGCTGGTCGATTTCATTCTTCTGTACCGTCCTTACAATACTTTTCATCAACGAACCGGCCTTCTTCATCTATAAAAAATTCATCTGTCTCCCATCTTGCATCACAATTTTCATAATCTCCGCAAGATGCGACAGAACAGCCGATTCCGCCGACATCTGTTTTCTTAAATTTTGTTGAAATCTTACCGTTTTTCATTATTTTGTAATCCAAAGAATACTGGCACAAAACACTTACCACAATGTTTTTCCCACACAACGGACATGATTTTATAATTTTACTCATTTTCTTTTCCTCCCACAATCATCTTCGCTAAAGCCTTGAAATCCTCTGCGCTGGTACTCTTTGCCGTGTCACCGCTAAACAGGCTGTGACGTTCTGCCTGCGCCTTACGAACGCCCATAGACGGTCTAATCTTCACATCCAACAGGGTTGTACCCATGCTCTGTGCAATCACAGGAAGCTGCTCCACAACCTCTTTGGACAAGTTCTCACGGCTCTTGTACTGGTTCAGAAGCAAACCTTCAATCTTCAATGTCGGGTTGAAGTATCTGCGAACATCGCCGATGGTCTGCGAAAGCTGGCTCAAACCAGCCAGTGCGTATCGGTCTGCTGTGATGGGCACGATGATGCTGTTGGCGGCGATCAGCGCGTTCACAAGCGCAAGACCAAGCTGCGGTGGAGTGTCCAGCACAATGTAATCGTACTGCCCGGACACGCTTTCAAGGGCTTCTCGCAGCCGGAAGTTCTTGCCAATGTCCCGAACCATCTGTTCATCGATATCCTTCAATGCACTGTCGGACGGCAGAATGTCACCAGCTTCACAGTGTTGGATTCCTTCCTCTGCTGTTCCTTGCCTGGTCATCACATCAAACAGGGTACATACGTCCTCTGTCTGCGCTCCGTAGGTGTCCGTTGCGTTGCACTGGGCATCGCAGTCCACCAACAAAACCTTCTTGCCAAGCAACTGCAATGCACCAGCCAGGCAGGTGCTTGTGGTGGTCTTTCCTGTGCCGCCCTTCTGGTTGGCGACCGCTATAATTTTTGCCATTTTATCACTCTTTCTTTATTCTTCGGGTTCATCAGGAAGTGGCATCCAATGGGTTACATCTCTTAGAACTTCGTTGTCCTTCCATACATCAACAGAATCCCTTTCCCACCACAAAGAACCATATCTTCCTCTTGCCAAATGCCCAACGTCAATATGCTTTTCCGTGAAAACAATTACATTTTCCCTGTAATTTGGCAACTCATCTTTCACACTAATCCATCCCATTCTTTCTCCTTTCTGCATCATCTGCTCATTCTGGCTACTTTTGCAACGCTTCAATGGAATAGAATGCTGGCATATACCTGTCTACGATACCTGCCTTGTCCACGCTTCTAATCAGATAGCCAACGGGTCTGTCCGGGAACGGAGACCTATCCAAAGACAAAATGTCATTATACGCAGCCTTTACCGTCTCGTAAACCGCTTCTCTGCGTCTTGGCAGCTTGATTTCTGGATGCTCTTTCTTCATCCACTTCTCAACCACCTTCGCCACGTCAATGCAGTCCTGCTTTTCCAGTTCGTCACACACAGACCAGTCGAAATCCTCATATCCGCTTTTGCGGGGCTTCCTCACGGCTTTTTGAGGTTCGGCCAGCACTTCACTTGCCTTCGCTTCAATCAGCTTCTCAAACGCTTTAATTTTGGGCTTAAACTTGACTGCCACAGCCTTTCGTGCCACAAGGACTGGTTCGTAGGTCACAACAATGTCAGACACGGCATTGATCTCATCTACCGCAACGTCAAGCACTCGTTTGCGAAGGTTCTTATAAACATCGTAGCTGGCTTCCATCGCGCCGAGCTGCTCTCTCAACTTCTTCAGACTGATTTCATGCGGCTTGTTGTCCATATTCAACCAGTCTCGAAGAATTGAATAGAGCAAAATGCTGTACTGTGACTTCATTCGTGAAGTGTAACGCAGTCGATACCGAACATATCCGCTTTCAGCAATATCAAAAAAGATGGAGCGAAGGTCTGGGTTGCAGGTGATTGCCACGACGTAAGACCTTGTTTCTGGTACATAGTCCAGTTTTGCCCTTGTAAACAAGACAAAGCTTTCAAATGTTCCTTTCTCCTTGTCAATTGGAATCGACACCGTATTGCCAAGAAAGTGCTTGATCTGCGGCTCAATCCTTCGAGCGTCAAGGCTTTTCAGCCCAAGCAGTTCTCTGTATTCAGCAAGAGTAAACTCTACACGACTGCTACTTGGGTCTCTTGGGTTAATTCTTGATAGGTAAACCTCTAGCAGACGAAGTTCTCCTGCTGTGTAGTCCCTGAACTTTGCCCACACAAGGGACTTGCTCTTTTCGACAAGGTTGTTGTCTGATATTTTCGGCATCTGCTCACTTCCTTTAATGGTCTGAAAACAGTATATCACAAGTTGGGGGACGTGTCAATGATTTTTGTCCCCCATGGCTTGTCTTTTTGTCCCCCATGTCCTCGTCATTTTGTCCCCCGTGACTTGTCAAAACGTCCCCCATGCTTTGTCATTTCGTCCCCCGTATACATATTATATATTAAACAAGAAATAAACAAGAGGTTAAATATCATCGTTAAATAGTCGATGACGATAATTTTCAACAATTTCTTTATTTTTCCATTCCAGTTTGTGGATAACTCAAGCCGTCACTTGCTGAATAAGACTGTACCGGTGGTGAAGCGACCTTCCATTAGCCATGCCAAACGTGGACGGATTGTGGATAGGTGTACAAAAAGTGGATGGAAAGGTATACCTAATCTGCACGATGGGGGACGGATTGACGAGTTACTCAATCGCAAACAACAAATTAACGTAAATCCGTTATTTATTCCGCGCAAACATTGTCGATTTGCAGCCTATGGGGGACGGATTGACAAGGTAAAGGTATACCTAATCTGCATGAAACGTGTACAAAAAGTGGATGGACGTGTACAAAATGTTCTGCAAAAACTGCGATAATTCGACAATCAACCAGTTATATTATTGGGATTCACCGTATAAGAATCGTTAGACTTCATAGCAGCTTCCGTTCCAGCGTCCTGCGCCTGATAAAGAATCTCCATCTTTGGGGCGGTTCCGTTCGGGTCTGGGTCTGTTCCGGTGGCCTGTGCCATCTCATAGCTACCAGACACCATTCGGCAGACAGTGACCCTGTCCTTTAACGGCGTGTGGAGGTTTGCCAGAATCTCCGTCAGCACACCGATATGGTCTGAGCCGTGATCTCCATACCGGATGTACAGCAAGGCATCTATTTCATAGGAGGAGCACTCCATCATAGCATCTATGAGAATCCGCCGTTTCTCCAAATCGGAAAGGTCGTCTTCAAGGTGTTCAAGTAGTCCTGGATGAATGCAAGCGTCCATGTATCGAGCTACCGATACGCCGCAGCAGGTGAACCAGCGCATAGCCATCGGAAGGGAAATGGCTGCCAGACCTTGCTCCCAATTCGCTATCGTGCCACGATTCACGCCCATCCGTGCTGCCAATTTCTGCTGGCTCAAGCCGGAACGCATTCGAGCCATCTCTAATGCTTTGGCTGTTCTTACTAAATATTCATCCATAAATTCTCACCCTTTCAACAAAATCCGACAAAACTGCTGGATTCGACAAGCCAAAAAATGGAAAAAGCTGCTATGGAGAACCAACAGCAGCCTGTGTTATAACTGTACCATCGAAAAAACAATCAAAACAGGAGGTAACAACATGATTATCATTGACGGTATGCCCGCATCTGAACCGAACGAAAACAAAACGCCGAAACCGTGGGAGGGTTAGTGTATGAACCAGATTGATACCATGCTCATTCCCTATGCCCGCCAGACCGCTTTAAAACTGGTCTACAACCTTGCAAACAACGATGCTGATAAGTCTGCTTATGAAGAAGCAAAAAACGTTCTGGAACGCGCCGTAGCCGCCTTAGACGATGGGCGCGACCCGGCAGATAACATCGAACGCATTGACGGACAGCTTGTAGAACTGTGAAAGGAGAAGAAGATGGACTTTACGAATGGATTCTATAAAGCCGAGAACCCTGTCGTTCTTGAAGAAGTGAAAACTTTCCTCCAGTCAATGGAACGGCGTGGAGCAACCGTGAAAGACTTGGACGATGCCATTGTGCAGCTAAACAATGTTTCGCACAGCATCAGCACAAACGCGCTTGTCAAAGCAGATGTTCTGGACAAGTTGCCTGAAAACCCTTTTCGTTCCATGCTCAACGGAATGTTACAAAGCAAAGGGTAACTTAAACTTAATGTGGCTCTTAATCATTGTCATTGCAATTTTTGGTTTCCCCGATGTGAAGTAATGGATGTGAAGAAAACGTTCGATTTTCACGAAGTTGTTCAAAATACATTGACTTGACAACTAGAAGATGTATAATCGTATCAAATGAACATCTGCACTTACCGATCGGGAGGATATGCCACAATGAGTGAACAGGAAAGAGCCAAGATTGACCGATTTATCGAATGGCTGCTGGAACATCCAGAGAAGATTCCGGCGGCAAAAGAAGCAATAACCAATGTATGACAAAACCCCTTGCGCATAAGGCTACCGAAAGCCCGGCGCAAGGGGTTTTATTTGTACCGGGTCAATCTTCACAGATCTTCATCAGTTTTAAGAACCGGCTAGAATCAGATTTTACGGTTTCAGTTCCGTGATGCCCATCTTCATACGTCACATAAAATGTGACGCTGGTTTTAGATTTTGCGGATGCTGCACCGTAAACAGCACCGGGCAATCCAGCAATTGAACTGCCAATGGCAGTACGGATGGCAGCACTCCCTGCCTTTTTGCTAGTGTTGGAAACAATAATTTTTGCTTTTACAGGGTTATGCGCAGCCCTGATTTCTTCTCTTTCCTGCGCCGCTTCCATTTCTGCTTGAACTTTTTGTGCTTCTTTTTTGGCTTTTCTTTCTGCTTTTGTGCCAAAGCAGGCCTGCCACTTGTAACAGCAAAGAACAATTCCAGCAATACCAACAATAGCACTGGGTGTCCCATGCAGGCTGCAAGAAAAAACAAGCAGTCCAATGCCGCCAAAGAAAACTGCCTTATCTAAGCCCGTTCCTTTCATTGGCATCCCCTTCACATCGTTTTAATAAGCTTCATCAAAGCTTCACGCTTTTCTTTCGGCATCTCTACTAGCTTCTGCTCAATCCATTTAATATCCGCGTCAACTTCAATTTGCGGCTGCTGGGGCGGGTTTTCTTTTTGGTTGCCAGTAAGAAGGTAATCCACAGTAACGTCAAAGTACTGAGCAAGCTTTACGGCGTTTTGGTTTGTCGGCTTTGCATCGTTCCCGATACCAGCTTCCCTTCTCCAATAGCTATAAGCAGATTTTGGAACGCCTGCATCAGTTAAAGCACGAGATGGCTTTACTTCCTTTTCTTCGCATAGTTTTACGAAATTGTCAAAAAACACAAAACTTACCTCCAGTGCTTGTACAAGATGACAAAGTTCTACCACTTGAACAAAAACACTTGAAAAGTTCTACTACTTGTGCTTTAATAGAGTTACCGGGTTCAATCGGTAGAACAAATTAAAGGCTTTGAACAAATAGAAGAACATTCGATAATGTTTTTGCTTGACACCATAATATTATCATATTCTTTCAAAAAGTTCAAGTACTAGAACAAGAAAGGAGAAAAAATTTGCTTCCTAAGTGGACAGGTGATGTTGTAGGAACACTTCACGTTAACAACATCGAAATCAGAGAGCTTGCTGCAAAAATGGGATGCGCACCGGAATACTTGGGAAAAATCCTGAACGGTAAGCGTGAACCTAAAAATGCGGAAGCTAAGGTGAAAGAAGCTCTGGAAGAGCTGTTGAATGAAAGAGAGGGAAAATGAGCGATATTATCTTATCTATGCAAAGCGGCGAGCCAGTAGCATCTAGTCGACAGATTGCAGAAAACTTTGAAAAGAATCACAACCACGTTCTTCGTGATATTGATTCGTTGAAAAAAGATGTGTCCAATTTTGGACAGATGTTCTTTGAAACCACAGCACCGGACAGCTACGGAAGGGAACAGAGGGCTTATCTCATGAACCGTGACGGCTTCACCCTGCTGGCTATGGGCTTTACCGGCAAGGCTGCTCTCGAATGGAAACTGAAGTACATTGCAGCGTTCAACGAAATGGAAAAGAAGCTGGCTGAAAAACCGCAGCTTACCCGCTCGCAGCTCCTTGCAACTGCACTGATCGCAGCGCATGAGGAGCTGGAAGAGAAGGACAAGCAGATTGAAACCATGAAGCCGAAAGCGCTTTTTGCTGACGCAGTTTCAGCAAGCAAAAAATCCATTCTCGTTGGTGAGCTTGCAAAGCTGCTTTCGCAAAATGGCATTAACATCGGACAGAACCGCTTGTTCGACTGGATGCGAAAGAACGGCTACCTCATTAAAGACCCGAAACGAAGCGACTACAACTTGCCTACGCAGCGTAGTATGGAGATGGGGCTGTTTGAAATCAAAGAAACCACGATTCAGCACAGCGACCACATTTCTATCAACCGCACTCCAAAGATTTCCGGTCGTGGCCAAGTCTACTTCGTAAACCTCTTCTTGAAAGCAAAGAAAACCCAGAAAGCGGAGGACTGAACATGGAACAGATCATCACCTTAAAGGTAGACCTTGAGCACCCTGATGAAGCCAAGTTTGCCATTGACGCTGCGGTTGAGGCCTACGAGGAAAGCAAAAAGTGCTGGGATGCCTTTGAAATCAACAAAGCCAAAAGCAAAGCACGAGCCATTATGTACAACCTGTGCAGTGAAGGTTACAGTATGATATGGACGGTCACGGATGGCGCTGTCGGACTGACGATCTGGAAAAGCTTTAAGGAGCCTTGTGTCGGCCAGTGCTATATGCCCAAAGAAAGCCTGTTTGACATCTGGGTCGAAAAGCTAGTTGCGCTGTGCATTGCCACGGGTAAGGAAGTCCCAAAGTTCATCACAGATAAGGCTGGTGAGTGCTGGTGATGAAATTTCGTAAAGCGCAAAGCAGCAAGCGCAGACTAAAGCTTGCAATGGCTGCTGGCGTGTCCAGAAACGATGCCAACAAGGTGCTGTGGATGGAGAAATCCATCAACCAGTGCTTTGAACGTCACAATCGGGAAGCCAGACTGAAAGAGGAGATGCAGCGTGGAAGAAAAGTACTGTGAGCGCTGCGGCCTGTATCTTGGCGTGGTCAGACCGACAAGAAAGTACTGTTCAGAATGCAAGCGCAAGGTTGACAAAGAGCGTGACAGGAAGCACAAGAAAGCTGGAATTACATTCAAGCCCCGTAAGGCGTTCTGCGCATACTGCGGAAAGCCGATGCTGAAAAAAGTAGCATCGCAGAAGTACCACAATGGATGCGCTAAGAAAGCCTACAACGCAAAGGCAAACCTGAACGCGAAGGCAGCATACAAAATCAAACAGCAAGAAAAGAAGAAGCTGGAAAAGACGTTTCCATCCATCGGAGAAGTACAAGCCCTTGCGGACAAGCTGGGAAAGCATTACGGCGAGGTATCGCAGATGCTTGCAACAGGGGAGTTGACCTATGAACGGTAAATACTACGGAAAGCGGGAAATTCGCTGGCATAGCCGGGAGAAAGACCGGCTGGAACACATACATAACAGAAAGGACAAAAATGAAAGCACTGGTAGAAATCGTCCTGATTTGGGGAATCGTCTTAGCACTGGTTCTAGCAGCGTTTCTGCTGAACTTCTGGCTGATTCACCGGATTGACCTTCTGGTTGGCGTAAACGCAACGCGTGCAATCATTGGCATTGGCGCTCTGATGGCAACCATCTGGATTTTTGGGCATTCAGTGAAAAGCTAAGGAGAGAACAGATGACACTGAAAGCAGCGCTTAAAAAGCGAAACATGAGCGCTCTTGAGCTTATTCACAGGAGCGGGTTGTCCGAGCAAACAGTTTACAACATCACTAGTCCGAACAAAGAACCGTACAAGACTGGTGTTAAAACTAAAACGCTTGCAAAGATAGCGCAGGTTCTGAACGCAACAATCGTGATAAACAAAAGCAAACCGTTTATGTTTGACATCATTTTGAACTAAGGAGAACCAATGAAAACTTTGAAAGGAATGGCGCTTTCCATGCTTGGTCTGGTCGCGGCTATCGCAGCAGTTGGCTGCGGTGATGCGATTCAAGGATGCCAGACCACAGCGCAGATGCTTGGCTGGGTGATCGTGTCCTGCGGGCTTCTCGCAACGGCCATTGTCCTATGCGCGCTGGCTGTTAGCGCCGAGGAGGAAGAGCGAAGCGAGCAAGAATGCCACAAAATCAAGCGGGTTGCCCACCACACGAACGGTTGGAGGGGTGCACGATGAAATGCCCGATGTGCGGCAGTGACAACATCACAACGGTTGACAGCCGGTCTGACCACGACAGCATCGTTCGCAGAAAAAAGTGTATTGCCTGCAACCATCGGTGGTCTACCATCGAAATTGACAAAGACCAGTGGTACAGTGCGTTGCAAATCAAAGAAGAACGCAAGAGAGGAAGACCAAAAGATGATTAACCTTGACAGATTCGGTGGCGTGACCGAGCCGGAGGACGGCGTGTACTTTATGACCAACGAGCAGATGGCAAAAGCCAAAGAAGCTGACCGTCTGGCTGAGATTGAAGATTTGCAGTCTGAAATCGAGGACAGGGAAGCGGAGCTGAAAGACCTCCGTGCACAGTTGGCAGAACTGATGGCTAGTTGATTTTGTACAGCCGTATTAAGCCAAAGTAAGAACAATGAAGCCTAATGAAGCCGAAGAAAGGAAAGAAAATGGCAGTATTAGTAATGGTCTACGGTCACTCCGGCAGCGGAAAGTCCGCTTCGCTTCGGAACTTTGACCCGGAACAGGTGGCGGTCATCAACGTGCTTGGCAAGCCGCTGCCGTTCCGTAGCAACATGAAAACCTATATTACAAACGACTACGGTAAGATTGATGCCGCAATCCACAGTACCAAGCGTAAGTCAATCGTCATTGACGATGCCACCTATCTTATGACCGGCGAGTTCATGCGGAACGCAAAAGTTGCCGGATACCAGAAGTTCACCGACATGGCAGCTAATTTCAACGCTCTGCTGATGCGAGCAAAGGAACTACCGGACGATGTTGTGGTCTACTTTTTCGGTCACAGCGAGCGTGACGGAGACGGCGGCGAGAAGTTCAAGACCATCGGCAAGCTGCTGGACGAGAAGGTCTGCGTGGAAGGGTACTTTACCATCGTTCTGAAAACCGTTGTGCAGGATGGGCGATACCTGTTCAGCACTCGCAATGATGGGATGGACACCGTGAAAACCCCACTTGGGATGTTCAACGATGCGCTGATCGAGAACGACCTCGCTGCCGTAGACAAGACCATCCGTGAGTATTACAACATCCCGGTTCAGAGCAGACAAGAAAGTTGAAAAGACTATGCATATTGACCGTATCGAACTAATTGCAGAGATGTCACGGCAGGGCATTAAGGCGCAGGAGCTTGCATATAGAGCGGGTCTTCCTTGTTCCTTTGTAACAACAGCCCTCCGTAGAGGTAAGATGCCCACTTACGGTTCCGTTTATTTAATCGCTAAAATATTGGGCATTCCTATCGAAGATCTTTTAGAAAACAAAGGAGAGTAACAGATGAAGAACATCAACTGGAATGACGTGCAGGAAGCCACCGAACGCCGTGACCTGCCTGTTGGCGGCTACGTTGCCGGTATCTGCAAGGCGACGGATGAACCCGCAAAGGAGCGTCTGAATATCGAGTGGGAAGTCGCAGAGGGAGAGTTCAAGGGCTACTGGCGTGAGCAGACCGCTTCCCTTGTCGAGCGTGGCAAACTGAATCCGGGCGAATGGGCATGGGGCGGAAAGACCATCAAGAGCTACAAGGAAAAGGCACTGCCGTTCTTCAAGGGCTTTATCACCGCTGTGGAGCAGTCCAATCCCGGCTACAAGTTCAACAACGATGAAAAGACCCTGCGCGGTAAGCTGGTCGGCGTGGTTCTCCGTGAGGAAGAGTACATGGGCAACGATGGCAACGTCAAGACCAAGCTCGTTGTTGACCGCTTTACCAGCGTGGACAAGATTCGTTCCGGCGATTATGAAGTCAGACCGAAGAAAACGCTATCTGGTGGGTCTGGCTCCGGCTACTCGCAGGGTGTGAACGATGACTTTTCCGTGATTGAGGACGACGGTTCGCTCCCTTTTAACTAACGGTTACGCTACCGGAACAAAAGGCGAGAAAGGAACGCTATGTTTTACCGTCCGAAAGTAGTTCGATGCCGCCTGAAAACTGGCGGGAAAAGCATCGAACAAATCAAAGAATCCCACAAGGGGCAAGGGCTGGTTTATCGGGATTTTGAAAGTCTCCAACAGATGTACGATGCTTTTTCTGGATTGATTGTTGAGCTGTCTCTTTGGGAGTACGACAATCACGAAAGCTATCATCTCGAAAGCTGGAAGCCAGAAGATGATAAAAAAGTTATGATGGGCGTTTATTACGCAGAGCAAACACATCCGTTCCCTCGATACAAGAACGATTTTGAAAAATTCAAAGCGGACTGGGAAGCAAAGGAATATGAATGCGAAGGCGCATCTCTTGTTTTTGAGCCAGCAGATGTTGAAGAACTCGAAATCATCTGCGAAGAAGTTCCTTCGTCCTGACCGCCTACCTTATATAAGAGCTGCGCTATCTGGCTGGACGGGCGTTTGGAAAGATGAAAGTTTTAGTTGCCTGTGAGGAATCGCAGGAAGTCTGCAAAGCATTCCGGGCGAAAGGTCACGAAGCCTATTCCTGCGACCTGATTGAGCCGTCCGGCGGGCATCCAGAATGGCATATTCTCGGTGACTGCCTAAAGGCTATTGAGGGGGGGGCAGGTCGTGACCATGGACGGAATCGCGCATGATGTGCCCCGCTGGGATATGATTATCGCATTTGTCCCCTGCACAAAGACGAGCAACGCGGGAGCAAGACACCTGTACAAGGGAGGAAAGCTCAATCTTTCCCGGTATTATGAGGGATTGTGCGGAAAGGCGCTTTTTCTTGCCGTGTGGGCGGCAGATTGCGAAAAAGTGGTGATTGAGAATCCTACCCCCAGCAAGATTTTTGATTATCCAAAGCCTACGCAGGCAATCCAGCCCTACGAGTACGGACATCCATACAGCAAGAAAACGCTACTATGGGAGCGCGGTGTGCCGCCGCTGTACCCGACAAACATCGTAGAACCTACCGCGACATGGTGCCCGTCTGGCTCTTACGCACATAAGCATGATAAGCGCAACAAGGGTATGTTTACCACCGACCGCGCTAAAAATCGAGCAAAAACATTTCCGGGCATTGCAAAAGCTATGTCTGAACAGTGGGGTTGATAGAATGATTACTTGTTGTCTCAACTGCACATCACGCCACCAAGCCTGCCACGATACTTGCGAGAAGTACAAGGCAGAGAAGAAAGACTTCGAGGAACGCAAGGCATTCGTGTATGAGCTGAACCACAGCCAGAGCGTGTACCACCGTGATTATGAGGACAAGCACCGAGAACGTGGTAAGAAACGGTTTCTCGGAAGTGAATTTAGAGGTGAACGATGAATGGGAGCTTTCATTGCAAGACAACCTAATGGATTGCTGTGTCGGTTTTCTTCGGTTGTTGATTGCATTACCGACTACAACATGACGGAAGATGATTACATCGAACTGTGCGCTAAAAAGGCACGAGAAGAAGCGAGAGATGTCCTTGACCATTATATTGAGCCGTTTGAAATTGTTGACAGGTGTTTCTTTCCAAACAACATGACTACTGAAGAACACAAACGGATTATGAAGGAAATGGAAAAGCCTGCTGACAAAGCAACTCATATTCCATGAATTTAGAGGTGAACGAGGATGAGAAACCCATCAAAGAAAACGATGAAACACATCGCATCCGTCTTAGATAGCCATTGCAGGTTTGATTCTGGTAAGCGGATTTTGGTTCCGTTTGAAAGTAGCCCACTTTCTTGCATTTGGTATGGGTTCAAACCACATAGCGGTAAGAAGATGGTTGGCTATATCCTGAAAGACGGTTACAAGTATCCGTGCGAAAAATCTATTATCCGAAACGGATTGATGGTGGAAATCAAATACCCGGAACAGATTTTCGCGCCCAGAGCATCATCCCTTGAGCTGGCAAAACAGATGACAGAAAGAATGATTAAGAGAGGAATGCTTTATGTTTATCCATACACATGGAGAAGAAAACGATGGACGGGTTGATTTATGAACACCGGCAAGCAGTTTGAAACAGACTTCAAAGCATCAGTCCCATCCGATGCGTGGTGCTACCGCCTGAAAGACAGTGCCGCAACCTACTACGGCGGCAACGAGAACCTGTCCTTCTCCATCGACAACATCTGCGACTTCCTTGTGTACCGTTACCCGATGAACCACCTGTTTGAGCTGAAAACCATTGAAACGCCCTCTATCCCTCTGGAAAAGGTGTTCGGAAAGTATGACAAAGTAAAGTGCAAATACCGCAAGGAAAAGCACATCACGGACATGGTGGATGCAATGGGGTACAGCGGTCAGACCGCCCATGTGATAGTCAATTACCGGACGGTTAACCGCACCTTTGCAATCCCCGCCAGCAAGGTTCTGGTGTTCCGCTACAACGAGAGCCGCAAGAGCATCCCTTGGCAGTGGGCAGAGCAAGAGGGGATAGAGGTAAAAGCAAAAAGGTTGCGTGTCCATTGGCGGTATGACGTTGATGGGTTGCTAAAGAGATTGGAGGACGAATATGGCAACGGTGTTTAAGTGTGACCGATGCGGAGAAATTTTTAATCGGAAAGTGCCTGACATAAACGAGTGCTACGGAACAGCAAATTCGATTTTGTTCTTGGATTGTACGGTGGAACAAAACCGCTTTGGACTGGGCGAAGAACCGATTCAACTTTGCCCGTCCTGCATGAAAGAACTGAATGACTGGTTAGAGCCAAACAAAGAAAAAATAGACAACGGAAACAAGAACGAATGGAACAACATGACTACTCAACCGCAATGTGGCGCGGCTGTCGAAATAAAGCTTGAAAATGGGGACCTCGACATTGCGTACCGCAGATATAACGATAAACGCTGGTTTCAAAGCAGTGGTGAGTGGGTTCCAAGTGATGTCAAAATCGTTGCATGGAGATACATCGACTGAAAGGAGAACAGAAATGAGCAAAGGAGAAGTCGGATGAATAAATTTGGAAACTGCCCCCTGTGTGGCAAACAGGTCAAGCCAACCAACCTCCGCAAAATTGCACGGAAGAACCAGTTGTACGGCTTCCGCATGGCTTTGGATGGAATTGCTGCCACATGGGGCGCACTGATTCAGAACCTTCGGTGCGATGCAGACCTGACCGATGAACAGGTACAGAAAATCATCCGCATTGGTGACAGGTACTGGGAGATGGTCGGCAAGTTCAAAGAAGAGGACATGACCCCTGACGAGTTTGCAGATTACATCAACGCAAAGTCAGAACAGGTCGAAAAAGAGCTGAGGGAAAGGTGGAGCTGATGAATAAGCACAGAAGAAAGCATATCCACGAAATCGCAGACTCGCTTAGCCAGTTGAAGCTGCAAATTGATGCACTATACGGTGAAGAATCTGCTGCTTTTATAAAAATTCAGAAGTCTATGCGTAATATGGATGCATACGAAATCTCAAAGAACGCAGTTGATATGCTCGAATCTGCATCTTTGAGGGTAGAAAACGCAATCACATTTCTTGAAGATGCGGAGGGCTGAGAAAAAGTGGATAAAGAACAGCTTGCTATCGCACGGTTGCAGGACGCTGCAAAGCTATCCGAGCATCGGTACAAGAAACCGCTCATGGTCACATACTCTGGCGGCAAGGATTCACAGGTGCTTGTGGCTCTGGCTGAACGTGCAGGAATCAACTTTGAGGTGGTCAACAGCCATACCACAGCAGATGCGCCGGAGACAGTCTATTTCATCCGTGAGCAGTTCAAGGCGATGGAAGAACGGGGAATCAAATGCTCCATCGTCATGCCACGCTACAAGGACAAGCCTGTGTCCATGTGGACGCTGATTCCGCAAATCATGGTTCCACCAACGAGGCTTATGCGTTACTGTTGTTCTGTGTTGAAAGAAACATCTGGTAAAAATCGCTTTATTGCAACTGGCGTTCGTTGGGCTGAGTCGACATCGAGAAAAAACAATCGTGGAATTATGGAGTTTAACCATCGTAACAAAGAAAAAAGAATTACGATGATGGGCGACAACGATGAAAAAAGGCAGCTTTTTGAAACGTGCAGCATCAAGGGCAAGATGACCGTCAATCCGATCGTGGACTGGTCTGACGATGATGTGTGGGACTACACGCACAGCGAACACTTGCCTATCAACACGTTATATTGCGAAGGGCAGAAGCGTGTTGGCTGCATCGGCTGTCCTATGGCCGGTAGGGGGGGCAGACAGCGTGAGTTTATGCGATGGCCTGCCTACGAGAAAATGTACATCTCAGCGTTTGAACGAATGCTTAATATCAGAAAAGTAAAATGCTTGCCGTGCGACTGGCAGACTGGCATGGACGTTTTTCGCTGGTGGATGGAAGATGACAACATCAGCGGTCAGTTAAGCATGGATGATTTGATGGAGGATAACAATGTTTGAATTTGCAACTCGCTGGCTGGTCTGCCTAGTCCTGCTGGCGGTAGTGGTTCAGTCCGAACGGACAATCAAAGACACGGTAGACAACCTGTTTGAAGAACGTCAGACAATGCTCGTCTGGCTGTTCGTCAACGTGTGTCTGGCCGTTTGTACAGCTGTTATGATGGGGGGAGATAAAACATGAACAGATATGACATTGAAAAGAGGATGGAAAGGAGCCGTAGAAAGTTTGCGATTCTGCAAGGCGTTGTAATCGCTTTTATTGCAGTCGCGGTGGTTTCGTCTATCGCGCTTTCCATCTTTATGTATAAGGGCTTGTTTTCCGCAGACATCCCTGAATGGATGAAGTGGGCGTTTGTATTTCTTGGGAGGTAAAAATGGAAATTCGTGGAGAGCATGGCAAACAGAGAGTTCGTTTTGATTCGCTCAAGGAAGGAGAACCGTTTTACTACAAAGGCGAACTTAATATGAAGACAAGTGAGATTACGTGCAGCTCCATCTTTTACAATGGCACTATATATAACTGCGTGTCGCTCCGTAACGGCAGGATTATGAGCTGCTCCGATGATGCGATGGTCGGCGTTGCAAGGGTTCATATCGAAAAGGAGCACTAATGGACAACGAACTTTACTGCCCGATGAAGATGACTAGCAATCCGCTTGTTCGGTGCGTATGCGAAAAAGAGAAGTGCGCATGGTGGCGGCAGTTGGACAACTGCTGTTCCGTCTGGTGGATTGCACGGAAGCTAGACAACATCGAAACGAAGATGAAGAGGTGATAACTCTTGGCAACACCCCCGAAGCGCGGTCGTGGCAGACCGCCGTTGACCGAAGCTGAAAAGAAAAAGCGTGAGAAGCGGGCGCAAAAGGCGAAAGAAGAAGCCGCTGCGAAGCGTGAGAAAGAGCGAGAGAAGAAGAAACAACAGATGCTTAACAAGCGGAAATCTATCCGCTCACAGGTGAGTAAAAAAGTGAAAGAACAGCAGGAGTTAGCAATTACGAGGTCTAAGATGCTGAACACGGGCGATTTGCAATCAAGAATCGGTGATGAAGAGGACAAGAAGGTCATCGGCATGATTGCAGCAAAGTATTTTGGCGACCTTCCGAGCGTGGACATGAACAACCCGATTGAAGTGCAGCAACGTCTTGACTTCTTTTTTGACGCTTGCATCGAAGCCAGAATTTCCCCTGTGGTGGAATGGATTGCGCTGGTGCTGGGCATCGAATGGGTGAGCCTGAAGCAGATTATGGCGGGCAAGCGCCGTGACGACAGCTTGCAGCAGAAGTACATCTTAAAGCTGATTCTGCAAATGCAATCCATGTGGGCGTACAACGGTATGTACGGTCAGGAGAACCCGGCAGAGTGGATTTTCCGAGCCAAGAACTATTTTGGTATGCGTGACAACGTGGAAGTCACCGTTGCACCGCCTGAGCAGCCGTTGGGCGATGCCCAGAGCGCAGAACAATTGGCTCAGAAGTACCAGACGGCTTTACCTAAGGGGATTGACGTGGAGTACAAAGAGGTGGCAGAAGAGGTGGTCGAGGATGACTAACGGCGATTTTATCCGTTCCATGACGGACGAAGATATTACAGAAAACTTTACACGAGGCATCTGCGAGCTTATCAAACATCGTGACCCGGAGCGTTGCCAGAACCGTGAACATTGTTTTCATTGCGTCAAGGACTGGCTGAAAGAGAAAAACAAAATCATGGTGAGGGCTGACCAATGGAAAATAAAATGAGCAAAAAAATCAGAGTTCAATATACAGTACACGACAAAAACCGAAACATTGTAAAGCAACAAACAGATTTTTGCGTATCAGACGAAACGAAGAACGAACTGTTGATGGCTGTCGTGCCTGAAACGAGAGAAAAGTTTTCCATGACAGGAAGCGGGTTCAATCTCAAAACCGCTCTTTATTGGAACGCAAGATTGATGGATTGCTTCTTTGATTTGGATGATTCAATTTTGAGTATTAAAGAAGTCAAGCGATAAGAGTTTGGGAAATTGATGCAAACAAAAGAAGATTATTACTGGTACAAAGAGCATCATATTTGCGCAAGATGCCATAAATACAAGGCAATGTCAAACAAAACAATGTGCTCTGTATGCTTAGAAAAAGATGCTGAGCGGTCAAAAAAATATAGAGCCAGAATGTCGGAAGAAAAGCGTGAAAAAGCATATCTAAAAATAAAAGAATGCAAAAAAATCCAACATGACAAACGCCTTGAATCTGGAATTTGTACCATTTGCGGCAAGTACAAAGTAAACGATGAGTTCAAAACTTGCATCGAGTGTCGAACAAAAGATGCTCAAAAAAGAGCGAGAAACAGCAAGGAATACAGAAAGACATCTGGCACTTGCGCCTATTGTGACGAACCGCCAATTCCCGGCAAGCGTTGCTGTCCGAAGCACTATGCAAGCCGCATTGTTGCCATCACAAAATGCAGACAGTCAGAGGGCTTCCGGCTATCACAAATCGAACAGAAAAAGCGCATGAAAGTCTTTTGGAGAGAAATGGAATGGGAAAGAAATCAAAGAATGAAACAGCCCCAATGGATACGCCCATGACCCCGTTGATTGACTTCTCCGACCCCTGCTTACGCACGTTCTTGCCTGTCTTCTTGCAAGACCACACGACAAGAAAGAACATCATCTGGGCGACAGACCCGCCGCCTGAACTGGGCGTTGGCTTTGCAGATGAAATCACATTGGAACAGTTGGACAAGGTTCAGCTTGTCCCTCGTGTGCAGAAACAGCTTGCAGACCAAAAGGAGCGAACCAGCAAAAAAGCAGAGGTGTTTACGCCGACTTGGGTTTGCAAGAAGATGGCAGACGTTGCCGAAAGCGACCTGAAGGGCGAGGACTGGAAGGAGTATATCAACAAGACTTGCCTTGAAGTCACCTGTGGAGAAGCGCCGTTCCTGACAAGTCGATACGACACCACAACGGGGCAGATGATTGCCGTGCCGGACAGAATCGGTCTGCTGGATAGAAAGCTGGATGTTCTTGCAGAGCAGTTCCATGACTACGATATGTGGATGTGCTGGGCAATCAGTGCCTACGCATCGACATACGGCTATGAGTGGCAGGGAGACAATCTTTTACTGGCAAGGTGCAACTTGTTCCTGACGCTGATTGAAAATTTTAGGTATCGGTTTGATGCTAAAAGGTTGGAAATCGGTTGTATGCCTATGTCTTTTGACTGCATCGCAGACATTATCTCATGGAACGTCTGGCAGATGGATGGGCTGAAAAAGACCGTGCCCAGCACGGATATTCCGTGCAAAATCAGAGACTGGAAAGCTTACAAAGAAATCCTGTTCAAGGATGTTGGGGAGGGCGAATAAAAATGAAGTCAGTTTTATTAAGCATCAACCCAAGTTGGTGCAATCTTATTTTTCTTGGCATAAAAACTCTTGAAATACGGAAAACAAAACCGAATATGGGCGATGAGCCTTTCAAATGTTATGTTTATTGCACAAAAACCAAAACCGGATGGTTCAAAGAGTGCGATGGGTACTTGGAACAATTGGACGGAAAAGTTATTGGAGAGTTTACTTGCAATCATCTGTACGAAATTACGCCAGAATCGGATTGCTTGCCAGAAGGATTTGAAGAGATGTCCGGTCTTAGGAAAAAAGAAATTTTGGATTATGTCGGAAAGAAAGGCTGGGCATGGAGCATTTCCAATGTGAAATTGTATGAACATCCAAAATTTTTGTTTGAGTTTACTCATTATTGCATTCTCATGGGGAATAAAGGAGTTTGTAATTTTAATAAAGTGAGATGCAATTATCAAGTAGAAGAATGGGGCGAAACGAATAGACGTTTTTGCAATAACTGCTTAAAGCGCCCGCCCCAAAGCTGGTGTTATGTGGAAGGATGATAATATGCAAACTGACAGAGGAATCTACCACAAGCGAGTATGTGACCGCTGCGGAGCGGTTCTGGGCGGCAGGATGATGAACCCGGACGAATACTTCAAGGACTGGGCGTGGCGCAGGGACACAGGCGACCTTTGCCCGGAGTGCTATGCAGAGTATAAGCGAGTGATCGGACGGTTCAATAGGGGAAAGAGAGGGCAGAGATAATGAAAAAGTGCGCTCTTTACAGGTGCAAACAGTGCTTTGCAACCATAGCAGACGAAGGCGATGTCAGAATCGATAAAGACATCGTTGATTGGATGTTTGAAAACGAAATGGAAGAAAGCAAAATTGGGTTTATCGCAAAATTCAAAATAAGCGATAAAGCCCTCATTCATCGTTGTGGCAATAACACTGTTGGCTTATGCGAGTTTATCGGATGGAAGGAGATAGAGAAATGAATTTCTACTGCACTACTGAACATTGCTCTTGCATGGGCATTAAACAGTTCTCTGCTGGCAAGGCTATCCGATGCACAGCAGAATCCTGCAAGAACAAATCTGAGCCGTCCTGTAGCTCTTGCAAATGGTACGCAGAGCCGGAGGGCGTATGTGTAAGCGACCAGTCAGAACACGTTGCAGACTTCGTGTGGGATGAACGTGGATGTAAGGAATGGGAGAAAAGAGAAAATGACAACTAAAGATACGCTCGTCATATTTGTTCTTGGGTCAATTATAACATTATTCGTTGGAGGCTTTATTACGCTTTTTGAAATGTTTCTTTGGGATATGACCGATAGCATTTCAATTGAATGGTCATGGAAGCATCCAGAACGCTCAACAATTATTCATGCGATAATAATGGCGACTATCAACGCCGTTATCTTTTGCGGTGGATTTTTGGCTGTATGGCTGGCGAAAGGATGAGAAAATGAGCTATGATATTTCACTGTGCGACCCAGTAACGCACAAACCGTTCAAAGCGGATAGCGCACATTTTATCGCAGGTGGTATGCGCGCTATGGGCGGTACAAAAGAGCTGTGGCTTAACGTCACCTATAATTACGGTCACTTCTATTATCGCCCGGAAGTGTTTGGCGAGGGCGGAATCCGCTCAATCTACGGCAAGACGGGCGCAGAGAGCATCCCGATGCTTGAAAAGGCTATTTCTGCATTAGGTGACGATGTTGACGACAACGACTACTGGCACGCCACAGAGGGCAACGCCAAACGTGCCCTGTACGGTCTGCTGGCGTTTGCAAAGATGCGTCCTGACGGTGTGTGGGACGGAGATTGAAAGGAGAAAAGGCAATGGCTAATTATCCAGAATACCTTGAGCGAAGCGCACTTATTGAAAGAATTCGGAAAGCTTATTGCGATGGCTGCGAGAACTACAATGGAGTTAGATGCCGTGCTTGCGGTATTGGCGATGCCATTGACGTTGTGGAGGATGCCCCGACAGCTTTAGAGCGTACCGCTGAATGGATTGCACAAGACGAAGATAAGACGAGGTTCATGTGCAGTAATTGCCATGCGAGAAACAACCGAGACCGCTACAACTACTGCCCGAACTGTGGCTCTTTGATGGAGAACAGGTTATGAGCAACACACTTTGGCATCCAGCAAGCGAACCGCCACGAGAGCGGACGCAGCCTTTGTTGCTTGCGACTAAGACAACGTGGCGTGATAAAGATGGAAAAATGTTGCAAGGATTCTCGCCGACAGCATACTTTATCGGCTGTTACGCAGACGGCCAGTTCTGGGATGAGATAGGCGAGAGACTGCCGAAAGATGTAACGGTGACGCATTGGATGGCGTTTCCGATGGTATAGGAGAACAATATGAGTGAAAGCAAAGTGATTTGGCACTCCATTGAAAAAGAAGGGCTTCCACCTAGCGATTGCGATGCGGTGCTTGTTTCTATGCAAACCCTTATTGGAGACAAACCAGAAGTATTTGAGGCTGTTTGGAATGGTCGATGCTGGACTGATACCTACGAAGGCTACTACAATTTCGAGAAAAGCGAATTTGGCGAAAAGTACGCACAAGTGACGCACTGGGCATATATGCCAGAACCACCAAAGGAGGTCTGAGTATGACGAACAAGAAGTTTGGCATCATCGTTATGGACTTGAGCCTTTTCGACTTTGGGCCGAAACCGCCTTGTGGGTATATCAAGGCAAAGCATATTCGCCCGGCATACGGCAAAGGCACAAGGCCTGTCAAGGCACATAAACGAATCACGAGAACAAGAGAGGGGTTCAGAAAATGACAGAATTGAAATTATGCCTTTGCGAAGCGGAGCCACATATCGAAAAAGAAAAAGAGCCTTTTGGCGTTTATGAGCGTTATGTAGTTTTATGCGATAAATGTGGCAGACATTCTAAAACTTTTTATTTTTTGCCATCAGCAATTATAGACTGGAATAAAAGAGCAGTAAGAACAATATAAAGGAGAAAAAGGATGGAAAAGCTCAAGAAATGCCCGTTCTGCGGCAAGAACGCAGTTTACATTGGCGTGTGCGATGATGAAGGCAACTTTCATGGTCATTTGGGATGCGAGTACGAACAAGACCCGTGGAGCGGGCTTTCTTATGACTTGCATCACGAAGGATGGGGCAAATGTATCCTTTGCACGGATGGAGACAATCAAAGCATGGGTGGCACACTGTTTGACACGGCAGAGGATGCTATCGAAGCATGGAACAAACGCTACAAAGAGGATTGAGCATGGAGCAGGAACACAAGCCGAGAACATCAATGATTCTTCTGTTGGAACACGTTCATGCGTTGGAAGAACTGACAGACGAGGAATTTGGAGCATTCATCCGCAACTATGCACAGTATGTTGAGACTGGACTTGAGCCAGCATACGACAACGATCGTGCTATGCGGATGCTCTGGAAAGTCGTTAAGGCGTTCGATGATATGAACGTGCAGAAGATGGAAGAACGTGATAAGCGTAGACGAGAAGCAAACAAGAAGAATATAAACAAGCGTTGGAACGATAAAAAATACGAAAGCATACTAATGGTATCACAGGATACGAATGGTATAAATTGTATACCAAACATACCAACTGATACGAATGGTAGCTTATCTGTATCTGATTCTGTATCTGAATCTGATAAAAAAGAAAAATGTGAAAAGAAAAATACCAACGAAGTAAAACGCTTCAAAGCACCGACTGTCGAGCAAGCAAGAGAATACTTTTCCGAGAAGGGCTACATGGAATCAGAAGCGGAGCGGTTTGTTGACCACTTCACGGCAAATGGATGGAAGGTCGGTAAATCGCCTATGAAGGACTGGAAAGCTGCTGCACGGAACTGGATGCGTAACGTGAAGGACTGGAACGGTGGCTATCAGCAGACAATGGCTGAATTACCTGACGAGGGAGACTTTCTGCGGTGAATATTGAAAATCAGACCCAATACATCCTGCTAGGGGCAGTCCTTACGTTCTCGGAATACGCCGATGTGTTGCAAGACCTTAAAATCGACGATTTCTGCCTTGAACTGCGTGATACATTCGCTGCCATTCTTGGCTATTGGGAACACAACGACAAGTGGAACCCGGTAGAAGTCATGGGACAGTACGATAACTGCAAGAAAGCAATGGGTGAATGTCTGGATGCCTTCGGTGCAGAGTTCATCCGCAACGTCACCCACGACATGATGCTTGGGTGGGCTAGAATCGTCAAAGAACAGGCAGCATTGTCCAGAGCCAGAGAGATTGCGTTCAAAATCGTTGATAGTTCGACCAGATACGCAGACCTGACAGGCATCTATGAGCAGCTAGGCGAAGCTATCAATTTACACAACGAGAGAAGCGATTTCATCCCGATGTGCGATGGCATAGACAATTACATCCGCAAGTTGGATGATAAGCCGGAGTATATCAGCACAGGACTTAAAGTGCTGGACAACAACTTGCATCTTGTGCCGGGCAACTTCGTTGTGATCGGCGGCAGACCGTCTGCTGGTAAGACCGCTCTGTCTCTGCAACTTGCCTGTGAAATAGCAAAGAACGGACGTAAGGTGGCGTATTTCAGCTTAGAGACCGACCCTGACACGCTCTATGCTCGTATTATCGCAAACCAGCTAGGCGTACCGCTGCACACGGTCAAAAACAAGACCGTAAACATTGACGAGCTTGACCGGCTGGCAGCCATCAAGAAATATCCGCTGTTCGTCCGCTCTGCTGCTGGCAAGAGTGTTGGATGGATTAGAACACAGTCCATCAGGATGCAAGCCAAAGTAGTATTCATCGACTATTTGCAGCTTATCCATCAAGCCGGAGCAAAAGACCGATACAGCGCCGTCACAGAAATCAGCATGGCGCTGCATGAGTTTGCACAGTCCACAGGAACGCTGGTGATAGCACTTGCACAGCTCAATCGAGAGACCGCAAGAGCTGGTATCCCACCGACTGCCGCAGACCTGCGAGAATCAGGACAAATCGAGCAGGACGCAGACGCAATCATCCTGCTGGCACAGAACGTGACCACGAAAAAGCGACCAGAGCAGCATTATCACTTTGCGCTCGAGAAGAGCAAAGAGGGAAACGTGGGGTCACTGGACATCACGTTCCAGATGGAAACGCAGCAGTTCAAAGAATGCGTGTGGATGTAACATCGCTTTTTCGCTCGTGTCGTCACAGCAGAATAGGCAAGAAAAACAGATAACAGGGTCTGAACGATAAAGTTACCGTCTGAACCCCATAAATATTTTTCGCTACACAAAATACAGGAGGAAAAGACTATGTTTGTAAACACTGGTGGAGTTATTGCCGCAATCATCGCAAATCAGAACGCTCAACGAATGCGGAGAGAAAGAGAACAGCATGAACGTGCAGAACGCGAACGCAGAGAAAAGCGTTTAGCGGAAGAACGAAACAAAACGGAAAAAGAGCGGAAGCCTTTTGACGAACTGAACATCATCCAGAAATAACGCAAAGGAGAAAACAACTATGGCACTTACCAACATCGAACGTGAAACCATCATCAACTTCAACGCAGCGGAGGATACCGCAGAAGTCTACACAGCAGACCCGGTTTACATCCGCAAGCTGGACAAGCTCTGTGAGCAGTTCCCCGATACGTACAAGTTCATGGAGGAGCTGTCTGCCAAGCGGTGCAAGGAATCCAAGACCTATTCGATGCCGAAGCGTCTTGTGAAGTTCCGCTCGCCCATCACCCGTGAAATCAGCGAAGAGCAGCGTGCAGCACTTGCAGAACGTCTGCGTAAGGCACGAAAGAGCAAGAATATCTAATCTTAGCTTGCGCGGCTACAAAACTACTGTATCAGAAAGCATGGAATGGTATCAGGTGGTAAAACTACCCTCTGCGACTATTCCGTGCTTTTTCGCCTGTCATTTATCAGGGGAAAACGGCAAGGTTGGATTTTGGACAAGAAACGTCTTGATCAGGTGGTGTTCAAGACGAAATGGCTGCGACTATTGCATACCAAGCGATACGAATCGTACCAGTTGATACGAATGGTATGCGTTGGTATCGTGGTATACCAATCTTCCCCCTTTTCTTCCCCCTCTTTCCCCTACAACCCCTATTACCCCCTATAATCCCCCTAACTCCCCCCCTCAAACAAATAAATTGTTTGAGGCCCCCACGCCGAAAATGGTGCGACAACTGCGACAACTGAAACTGACAACCAAACGTCTTGCGAAAGGTTCTTTCCCCCTACAACCCTCTATCTCCAAAGCTATACCGTTAGCCGGCAGAGCAGACCGTAGGCAAGAACTGGCGTGAGGTTCGGACTGGTGGATGGTCTGCGACTATTTCACATGGAGAATGGACTTAATTTTGTTGTCGGTTGAATATGTACAAATGTTGCATTAACTATTCCTAGTAGAATGCTATGGACTGATTATAATACCATAGTTCATTACTGGGAATTAAATCGAGCAGGAGCAGACAGAATCGGATGGTACGATTTATTATACGAAATAATCCGTGATTATCGGGAGTAATTATATCTGTATACTATAATAAGTACGGTTATTATACGAAATAGATATAACTGGCGTAGGAATAAATTATGCGAAATTGGAACGAGAGGTGATTTTGGGAGTGGTCGGATGACTTAGCGACTATCGCACTTCTCTTTCTCTAAAAGGCGAACGACTATTTCACACAAAAAATACACGACTATTTGGAGATGGTTCGCAAGAAAACGCTACGACTATTACTCTGCGACTATCAGCGGACTGCTCGTTACTATACTATATATAGGACTTTCAAAATCTAGTCGTCTGATGACTTTACGACTATTCCACGACTATCAGCCGGGAGAAGTTACGACTATTCCAGCCGGAACGCTGCGACTATTGCTAACCTCTATTGGCTATCGGGCGAAAGCCCGAAAAGAGATACGGCGGCAAGCCGCCAGTGGTTCCGCGCCGCCCACCGCGCCCTGGCTGCTGGTCTGCCCTGCCGGGTGGAGCGTGTCAGCCGGTGCGCCCTAACTGCTGACCGGTGCCAGATCACAAGCCGCCGGGCTAACCCCTGCACCGGATGCAAGCCGGATGCACTGGCCGCGCCGCCGCTGGCATGGTCTGCGCTATGTTGTACCGTCTGGCATGGATCCATAACAGGGGGCGCACCGCTGCACCCTTATATACCTTATTATAATAGGCGGCTTGTGTGGCTGCTGTATTGCGTTCGTTGGAATAGGTCAAATCAACGGGAACGCCACTGTAAAGCCCTGTAAACGCTTTTGGCGTTGTTGTGGTATAAATTGCATGGACGGCAGAAAAGCCGCCGTAAAGGCTTGTATGTGGCTGTATTGCAGCAGGACAAAAATAAAAGCCCTGCACACTCAGCAGATGCAAGACAAAAGAAAAGCCCGGCCATTGCTGACCGGGTGAAACGCTTATTATTTGGATGCTTTGAACAGCGCCGAGAAAAACCAAAAAATGAACAGTATGCCGGAAAATATCACTTGTATGCACCTCCTTATACCACACTAAAACGCTTGTAAACGGTCTTTTTGCTGCACTCAGCATAAATATCCGGGTGCGCTACCTGTAAAAGCTTGCTATCAAGTCGGACGCTCTGCACGTCCTTGTAAATGGCTTTTGCAGTACCCTGCACCATTTCGGGCGCGCCGTGCATCATGTTGATGATATCGGCCTTTATTGCATCGTTCATTGCTTCAAGCTCTTCCATGAGCCGCTTGTTTTCGCGGTATGCGTTCACTTTTTCTTCAAACGTCGTCATTTTTTCAGCCCTCCTTATTAGCTGTTGAGAAATGCAATCATAACGAGTGCGCCGGATATCATGCCGCCCACATACCAGAGGGTCGCCCACTGGGTAAAATCAAGAGTGATCATACTGTAAACCCTCCATTAGTCAAACTCCGGCATCGCCAGAATAATTTTTTTGCAACGCTCAACGCTCAAGCGGTACGGCTTGGAGCGGGTCAGGTTGTCCGCTACAATCTGAGTGTATACCATTAACGGCAGCTCAAACAGCCCGGCGCACTTGGGATACAGGCGCACAGCCTGATTTCTGATTTCTGTGTTGATTTCGTCTGTCCTTGTCATGGTTTATACCTCCTTGTATCCGTCCGCGATTGCCTGAGCCTTGATAGTGTCCATGTCCCGCTTTGCTACAACAGGGACGTCCTTGGATACCCAGCCATCAGGGACGCGGGAAAAGGTTTTTGCGTTGGTATCGATGCACAGATAATGCGCCATTCCGTATGCGGTGTTCTTGGTTCTGAATTCTAGCTTCATGGTTTTGTCCTCCTGTTTTGGTTCAATGTGGTTTGTTCTTGTTTGTGCCCCTATTATACTATCAATAGGGTTATATGTCAATAGATAGATAGCAATTTACTATCACAAGAAACAACAAAATATCCTTGTGATATTTGTTCATATTGCTATCAATATACCATGCCTGTGATAGAGCTATCACAATACGCATGATAGAGGAGTTTTCACGCTCTCCAGCGCCCCGCCGCCGTACCGATCGCCCCCGCGCGGCCTGTCTGGTATCGAGTGCAGACCGGTGCAGCGTGTCCAGCGTTTGGGCGTGTGTGTCGGTGCGTGGCGTGGTCTGCCTTGCATCTGGCACGGCCTGCGCTGCTGCCTGTGCTGTGCGGTCTGCCCGGGTGCGCTGGGGGCTGGGGTCTCCACCGGCGGGGTATATAGGGAGCGCCGGGGGTGGGGCAGGTCATGCCCGCGATAAAATTTTTCAAAGAAAAAGGCGTTTTCAGTGTTCCTCTTGCCAACACCCACCCCACCTTCACAAATCAGAACCCATCCGATTGTGCAAGTCTCCAAAAATTCCAAAAAATACAAAAAGACCCCTTTCGGAGCCTAGATTGTGGTATAATCAGCTAAAGGCTATGTGCCAAAGAAAGGAAGAATCGAAAATGAGAAAGAGAATCGTTGCGGCAGTCCTGATGGCTATCTTGGCTTGCATTATGTTGGTTGGCTGCGATAGCGGAGACTTTGCGCCTGAAATCAGCGAGGGTGCTTATAAGGCGCAGTGCCGGCAGATGGATTACAAGGAACTGTTCCGCTATCCCGATAAGTACAAAGGAACTAAGGTTATGGTCAAGGTCAGGGTTGCACAGATTGTAAGCGCAAACTTTTCCGGCAGCAGGAAAGCATGGAGAGCCTACACCGATAACAGCGGATACGGATTCTATGCAGATGATGAGTATTATATGCTGGACAAGCGTGGTGGCGACGCTGTGAAGATTCTGGAAGATGATATTATCACCGTCTATGGTGAGTTTACCGGGCTTGAGAAAATCACTAGAGCGTTGACTGGCACGACCGATGAACTCCCGCGCATAGAAGTGAAGTACGCAGACCTCGCAAAATAATCCACAACACAAAAAGCCAGCGGTTAGATGTTCTCTAACCACTGGCTTTTCTTATGGGCTGTTTACTTTTTCAATGCACTGGTCACGTTCGGTATCGGCATCCAATAGTTAATGTCACGCATGACAATCTTGCCGTTGTCGCACAGGTACGGTCTCAAATCGCCGTATTCGTCTGCTTCGTAGGAGAGATAGCCACACGCAACCTCTTTGCCGTTGCAAGCGATCACTCGCCCATTGTAGGTTTCTCCAACGTCAGGCGTTCTCCAAAGCCACTCCATGTTTTCCAGAGTGTCGCTAATGTATTCTTCAAGGTTTTCGTACTTATCGCCGTTAACCATATCCATTCTCCTTTCACATGGGCATCTGGGTCTGGCCGTTTGTGACCTGAACCAACATAACGGAGTTTGCGCACGGTCTCCACTTCTTGATGTACTCGACAGCTTCATCAAACCGCTTCTTCGGCACGTTGTTCCTGCTGTTTACGTTGAACCAGTCCTGAATGTCCCGGTTGCATTCCATGAATAGCTTCTGAGAGACGCTGCGGCTCTTGTAGGCCGGGCTGTCCATACCACCAAGAGCGTCGATAACTACCGTGTTCACGACACGTTTCAACACACGCTGCTGGTTGTAGTCGATGGTCATAGTGTTCTCAAGAGCAGAAATGCGCTGCTCTTGCTTCACGGTACGCTGGTCAATCACAAGGATTGCTTGCAGTTCCTTAGAAAGCCCTGCGAACTGGTTGACTGCTGCGTTCTTCTCAAGGTCGATCAGCTTCTGGCGAATTTCCATGCCCTCAGGTGTCCGCTGAATCATTGCAATGTGCTTTGCCATGTCCAGCTTGATGATGTGGTCGATTTGAACCTGTGGCATTTTACGCCCATCTTCACGGTGAACATTTTTGTTCTCCGTGAAATAGTCCGTGCCATCGACAAACCCGTATTCCACCATACGGGGAAACCAGATGTGATAAGGGGTCTTGATTTTGAGCTTTTCGTGCAGTTCCCGACCCAGCACAACCTTTTCGCCAGTGTCGGTGTCGTACACAGGGATAACATCTTCGGAGAAGATTCGGATGGTTTCAAGATTATTATTCATAGAAATTTAGCCTTTCTATCTTGCGAGAGCAGGCCATCTCTGGTATAATAACCCAAAGAGGGTCTATACTCTCTGAGTGTTTCATAAGACGTTCGCTGTGGCTGCCAAACTTTAGCGAGCGTCTTATTCTTTTTCATCGGTCTCCGGGATGGGATGCACCTCAAAGAACGTGTCACGGATGGCTGCGGCCTGTGCAACCTTGTGTTCGGTGCAATAGGCTTTCAGCCACTGGAACTGCCGTTCGGTCAGTGCAACAGTGAACGTGTGATTGTGGCGTTCGAGATAAGGACTATACATAAACTCACCTCCCTTCATGTGGGTGCAACCAGTATACGCAATATGTTGTGATTTGTCAATTACGCAAACGCTTAATGTAGTACTGGTATCTGTACAAAATCTAAAAGTTTGTAGATTTGCACAAAACTCAGTCCTTGCTTTTGGCTGCACCCGCTTCGTACCCTGCCCGATAGTTCAGTTCGGACAGCTTGCCCAGTGCTTCTGCGTACTCTCTGTCCTCGCTGGTCGGCTCTTCGCCGTGGGCGAGGGTTTTCAGAAATTCTTCGGTTGTCGTGGGAAAGTTCATGTTTTTTGCTCCTTTCTATTGCAGACAGTCCATCAGCTTTTGGCTGGTGGATTTTTTGTTTGTGAAGATATTTTAAATCTTTGTCCCCTTTAGGTCAATTGAATAGAATGTCCGAATTTTTATATATAAAATGGTCGAAATAAACAATTTGCGCAATTCTAACTATCAAAAACATTATTGACAGTACTATCAAAATGTGGTATAATCTGTGATAGAAAGAGAGGGCGCAAAAATGAAAGTTGGGTATGTAAGAGTTTCGACAGCTGGACAAAACACGGCTCGTCAGAAAGTCATTATGGAACAGCTTGGTGTTGAAAAAGTGTTCATTGACAAAATGAGCGGCAAAAACACCGATCGACCACAGTTGAAAGAGATGCTGGCGTTTGTTCGTGAGGGCGATACTCTTGTAATCGAGAGTTTCAGCCGTCTGGCTCGTTCCACAAAAGACCTTCTGGAAATTGTTGAAGAACTTGAAAAAAAGAACGTCAAGTTCGTCAGCCAGAAAGAGAACATCGACACTTCTACGCCTAACGGAAAATTTATGCTGACCGTGTTTGCGGCTCTTGCGCAACTGGAACGTGAAACGATGTTGGCACGGCAGAAGGAGGGAATCGAAATCGCAAAGGCAGAAGGTAAGTATAAAGGAAGAAAGCCTGTCGAAGTGGACGAAGAGAAGTTCCGGCAGCTCTATAACGACTGGCAGAACGGAAAGACCACGCCGAAGATTATGATGAACGAACTTGGGTTAAAATCTGCTACGTTCTGGCGCACGGTCAAAAAATATCGTGAAAAGTATGGCATCACTGATGCGGCCACCACACGCAAGTATGCCAATAAAGAGGAAAAATAAAAAGCAGCGACCCACCACAGGCCGCTGCTACAAACAAGAACCACCAATCCCTCAACAGGATGATAGTACATAAGTATTATATCATTTCTTTTGGGGGAACACAACACCAAAGGAGAAGATAATGGAATTTTACAAGAGCATGGATTATTTCTTTATTACACGCATGGTAAGCGATTGGATGCGGTACGCTGGGCCAAAAGCAAGAAAAGAGTTTTCAGACCAAGTAAAAGAACACGTTTGGGATGCAAGAGAAAGAACGGAAAACAGCTTTGAACGTGGGTATGTTTTTAATTTTGCTGCCGATTATTCTAATGAAATTTATAGTGCTGGAGAATATCTCGTCTATCTTTTTGTTGATAGCATGGGAGAGATTTACTATGTTGGGATGGGGAATTCTGGAAGAATACGAGACAAGAAAAATAGAAATGAAGCATTTAAGGAGCACTACGCAAAATGCAATTCTAAAATCGTGATATTGTCCAAATGGAGTACGAAGTATTTTGCGGCAGACATTGAAAAGCTTGCGATTTGGGAATGCCAACTTCACGGAGCAAGGCTTACGAATGAAAAAGACACCCTTTCTCAGATGGAGATTTACGAGCTTAGACATATACCTGATGAGTGGCAAAAAAGAACCCCGATGCAAAGAGAGTATGTGGAACTGAAAAAACGCTATAAAGAATCTGTCGAAGCGTTGGATTCTATAGAAAAATGGTTATATGGCGGCGGCGCATCATTTGTTCCTGAGTATGTAAATGAAAAAGTGGATTATGTGTACGCTAATGAATGTTGGACGATTGACGGTATTACGAAATCGCGCTCTCAATGGTGCAAAGAACATAAGATGAACGTTTCAAAAGCAAACAAGAGAATCGAAATTGGATGCACACCCAAAGAAGCACTCACGTTTCCAACTGCGCCAGAAAACAAAAAGCGTTATATAAAAGAATGGTGGCTTGAAAACGGATACATCCCCGGAACGGATACTACTTCGTATGTGACGCCCGTTAAAGAATGGCCTGACCCGTATAGAAAAAGAAGATAATAGCAACTTGGTGTAACCCGCCAGACATGGTATCGGATTGCTGAACAGAACAGGTGAATCTATGAAGAAAGGACTTTACAAGCGCAGGACAACAGGTGAATGCCACTATTGCGATTATAGATGCCGAAAGGGTCACAGATGCTCGTGGTATAAGCGGTATGTGAAGAAAACCATCGGGTCTGGATTGAAGCGAACTTTTGGCATTGTTCGCAATCTAGAATAAAACCGAATGAGAAAGGGAAAGCGACATGAAAACTGTAAAATTGTCAGAGCAGAGTTTGAAACTCATTGAAACGCTGTGCGATTACACCGACAAGCCTGATATTCTCAACGCCGTTGCAGACGCCTTGTATTACGATACGGACGAGTTGAAACGTAGGCTCAACCAGCTTGCAGAAGAAGTCAAATAAACCGTGCAACCCATTTATTAAGATGGATTTTAGCAAATAACTTTTCCGAAATAGCATTATAAAACCGAATATTTGATTTTTGTGCAGTTGTAGGCACTCTTTACATTTTCAGGTAGGGGGTGCCTATTTTTTTATGCAGCCAAAGCAGTGTATCGCTATCATCGACAGTATCAAAGCGTATGCAAAGCAGAATCCGACCGAAGCACAAGTCTATGAGGACTGGTTTCAGGCGGTGGTGAACCTGAGAGATGCCCTTCCACAAGACAAGCGGTTCGATGCCTACAAATACTCCGGAGAGCTGCGCTCTGTCTGTGCAGCCATGATGGGCAAGATGAAAACAGGCGAGGACGTGGCGAAGGTCTATGACATTATCGGTCGGACGTACCTGTTTGAAGCAAAGGATGTATTCGACAGCTATTGCATCTACCTTGAATGGAATCGTGCGCCGGAAAAGAAGTTCTATCAGCCGAGAAGAAAGGTGCTTCTGACGTTGGTTCGTGACCTAGAGGACTTGTTTTTCCATCGTGTAGAATTTCTGGGAGTGAGTCAACCTCCGAGAACTGGAAAAAGTACGCTCTGTATATTTTTTATCACATGGTTGATGGGCAACCGCCCTGACGTTGCATCGGTTATGAGCGGTCATTCCGACAAGCTGACCAACGGTTTCTACGGCGAAGTGCTGTCCATTATCACCGACCCTGTTACTTACAACTGGGGAAAAATCTTCCCTGACGTTCAGCTTGTGGACAAAAGCGCAAAAGACGAAAGCGTTGACTTGAACCGAAAGAAGCGCTTCCCCACCCTGACTTGCCGCTCAATTGGCGGCACGTTGACTGGTGCTGTTGAAATTGGTGAGGGCGGCGTTCTGTACAGCGATGACTTGATTGAGGACTTAGAGGAAAGCCTGAACGTTGAGCGTCTGAACAATAAATACGATGCCTATCTGAACCAGCTGAAAGACCGCAAAAAGCAAGGTGCATTGGAACTGATGGTCGGTACACGCTGGAACGTGCTTGACCCTCTGGGACGCATCCAGAACCAGTATGCAGACAACCCGAAGTACCGATTCCGTGTGATTCCTGCGGTGGACGAGAACGGACACAGCAACTTCAATTATGACTATGGCGTTGGCTTTGACGATGCCTACTATGCCGACATGAAAGCCAGCATTGATGATGCGACATGGTGGGCAAAGTACATGGGCAAGCCCTATGTGCGTGAAGGTTTACTGTTCCCCGCCGATGAACTGCGGTATTTCAACGGTGTTCTGCCTGACGGTGAGCCTGATCGCAAGCTCATGGTCATGGACATTGCATGGGGTGGCGGTGACTTCACTGCCTGCCCTATTGCCTATGTGTACGGCGATGCCGTGTTTATCCCTGACCTTGTGTTCAACAACGGCGACAAGACCGTGACCAGACCGGAAGTCGTTGGCAAAATCATTCAGCATAAAATCAATGTGGTGCGCGGCGAAGCCAACAACGGCGGTGACGAATACTGTGATGTGGTAGACAGCCAGCTCCGGCAGCAGGGCTATCACTGCTCTGTCCGTAGCCAGCGTGCGCCAAGTGGTCAAAGCAAGCTGTCAAGAATCATCCAGTATGCGCCGGACATCAAACGGTTCTATTTCCTTGACGAGAAACACCAGTCGAAAGAATACAAGGCGTTTATGGAACAGGTGACGATGTTCACGCAGCTTGGCAAAGTTCCGCACGATGATGCACCGGACAGTCTGGCGCAACTTGCCGATGAATTGTATAACGGAATCAGTAAAATCGAGCCTGTCAAGAGGCCTTTTTGATTAAAAACACAATATATTGTGTTTGCTGGGTCTATTTATTTGATTTCACCACTTGACAAGGCTTATAATGTACGCAGGAAGTTTTGCAGCTTCCCTTAAAGGAATAGTTTGCACGCGGGGTTTTGTCATTTTACTCGAGTGCGTGTCAACAAGCATATTCCTCCTTTCACCGGTGGAGGTTTTCTCACTCTTTTGCCTTCACCGGGCTTTATATGTTGCGTTTCCAATTGTAAGGGGAATGCCAGACTGTCTCCCCCACGGCTGGCAAGCAACGGTTCGATTCCGTTACGCAGCACAACCATCTTCTTTGCTTGGCTTTCTATTCTCTGAATCCTCCACCGCTACTCCCGGCTCTCGATGCAATGGTTAGGCATGACATTGCAAAGAGCAGCGGTTAACCAATCAAGCCGGGCTTTTATGTTGCATTAGCTCAGTATGGCTAGAGCATCCGGCTCATAACCGGACATACATTGGTTCAAATCCATTATGCAGCACCAAAATTGCAGCTGACCCGTTTTACGTCTGTCCGACAACTGAATGTAAAGGCTGCAATGGTTTTCTTCGGGCGAAGAATAGCACGGCTGGAAGTGCGAATAGTTTCCCAGTAGCTTCTGACAGGTCTGTGCTCAACAGCCTGTTTCCAGAAATCCAACGAAAGGAGCACAGATGGTAGCAAAAGTACGATGCAAGCGTCCTCGAAAAGACGCAAACGGTAATCCGTGTGATTGCGGACGTTATCTTGGCGAAGTAGAAGGTAAGTTCTCCCTTCTGTGTCCTCTTTGCCATTGGATTACAATTGGAGATTCCAACCTTCCAAAAGATACATGGGTCTCCGTGCCAAAGTTTAAAAACTGAATAGCTTTTGAAGCGCAGTTGTAAGCGCAGTGAGATAGACCTTAACAGGTTTGTCTTGCTGCGCTTTTTATTTTGCCGGAAAGGAGGAACGCATGGCTGAGTATCAGATGGTTGTTGGCGGCTTTTTGAATAAGCCGCTGACAGGGCGTAGACCGATTGAAACGCCGGAGACGGAAATCAATCGGGTAAACGTGCTGAAAGTGGTCATGGGCAAGGCAGAGCCTATTCATCTGCTGAACAAGAACGAAATTCGCTTTTTGCATAGCTACTACTTGGGTAGCCAGCCTGTCCTCCACCGAACGAAGGAGTACCACGCTGAAATCACCAATCGCATTGTGGAAAATCATGCCAACGAGTGCGTGGGATTCTACACGGGCTACATGAGCGGAACTCCTTGCTCTTATGTACGGTCTGAAACGGCAACTGGTGACGGTGAGGAAATCGCCCGCCTGTCAAACGCCTTGCAGTATGAGGGCAAGGATGCGCTTGATCGGCGGCTCTGGCAGTGGATGTTAGAGTGCGGGCAGGGATACCGCATTGTTCTTCCTGACAAGGGGTACAACGGAAACTACCCAGATGAAACGCCCCTGCTGGTGGACGTTCCAGACCCAGACATGGCGTATGTGATTTACAACTCCGGCATCGGGCACAAGCCTATCGCCAACGTGCTGCACATCCCACGCAATTATCAGAATGACCTGAACGACCTGATTTGCGTGTACACGCCGAACCAGTACTTTGAAATCGACAATGGCAAGGTCACAAAGTCGGAGAACCATTCTCTCGGAATGTTGCCGATGGTCGAATACAAGCTAAACCCGGAGCGGATGGGTCTGTTTGAACCTGCTATTCCTGTGCTGGACGCCATCAACGACCTTGAAAGCAACCGTTTGGACGGTGTGGCACAGTTCATTCAGTCCATCATGGTGTTTACCAACTGCCTTGTGGACAAGGATGCTCTCGACCAAGTAAAAGAGCTTGGCGCAATGTGTCTGAAATCCACTTCTGGCCTGCCCGCTTCTGTCTCGCAGATTGCAAACGAACTTGACCAGCAGCAGAGCCAGACCCTGCTTGATTCCATGTTAAACGTGTACCGCAGTCTGACTGCTATGCCTAGTGCCACTGGCAGCGAGAACGCAACGTCCGACAACGTGGGCGCAGTTATCGTTCGTAACGGCTGGAATCACACCGAAGCTAGGGCACAGCAGTACGAGAATATGTTCAAGTATGCTGAACGTCAGAGCCTATCTGTAATGCTGAAAATCCTGCGTGACACGGCTGGTTCTAAGCTGATGGCAAGTGACATCAACATCAAGCTGCCACGCCGTCAGTACGACAACCAGCAGAGCAAGGTTCAGATTTTTGCGCAGATGCTCAGCCAGACCATTGACCCGCAGTTGGCGTTCACTACGCCCGGTCTGTTCCCAGACCCGCAGGCTGCTTACGAAATGAGCAAGCCATTCCTGATTGCCGCTGGCAAGCTGGGCAAGGATGGAAAGGCACCGAGACCGCAGGAACAGCCTGTAGACCATATTGCTAACGCTTACAAATTGTTGAGCGAACAGGCCAACGCAAAGAACGGAGGGGAAAAATGAATTTTGCAAGCGCTTTGTTTTCTCTTAAACGAGGTCGTAAAATCAAGCGTCATCATTGGACTGGTTATTGGTGCTTGGGAACTAAAGACTCTAAAAAGCCTTATGTCGAAATGCACTGTTACGATGGCAAGATTGTAAATCTTGCTGATTCAGAAGACATTCTGTACACCATGGAAAATATGGCGTGTGACGATTGGGAAATCGTTGATGAATGAAAGTAAAGGTTTTCGCCTTTGCATATTCCGGCAGGGAAGCCGGGATACAAATTTCGCAGCGTTGCAGGGAAGCAACGGTAAAAAAACGCAGGAGGAAATTAACAATATGAAACTCAATGTGTTGCTTGGTGATGCCTACAAAGAGGGCATGACAGCCGATGAAATCATTTCTGCGCTTGAAAAGGTTGCAGACCCTAACGCAGAAATCGAGAAGCTGCGTAACGCCGTGACGAAAGCAAACGGCGAAGCTTCTGAGTACAAGAAGCAGCTTAAGGCAAAGCGTACCGATGACGAGAATGCCGCACAGGAACAGGCTGACAAGCTGGCTGAGATGCAGAAGCAGATTGAATCCCTGGCTGCCGACAAGGAAAACCTCGTCAAGGAAAAGACCCTTGCATCTTACCGCGAAAAGTTCGTTGCACAGGGTTATGACGCTGAACTTGCCAGCAAAGCTGCATCTGCACTGGCCGACGGTGACATGGACAAGGTGTTTAAGTTCCAGTCGGAGTTTATGACCGCACACGACACCGCTTACAAGGCTTCTCTGCTGAAGGATATGCCCACACCTCCGGGTGCGGATGGCAAGGGCGGTTCTGACAGCGAAGGCGTTGCGTTTGCTAAGAGCCTTGCACAGCAGAACGCAAATACTTCTAAGGCATCGAGTGACGCAATGAGTGCTTTCCATTAACAAGGAGGAAAACATGAAGTTTACCCGAAACACGGTCAACGGAATCAACGATACCATCCTTGCTTCCAATGACTACACCGCCATTCCCTTTACCGTGACAGAAACTGCTGCGGTTAAGGCTGGCTACCCCATGACGCTGGCTGGCAAGAAAGCTGTTGCTGCTGGCGAGACTGGTTCTAAGACCATCAATGCTGACGGCATCCTGCTGTATGACGTTGACCCGGCAGAGAACCCCAACGCTGCCCTGCTGATTCGTGGTGTTATCGACACCAAGAAGGCAGCAGCAAGTTCCAGCTTCACCTTTGACGCTGACGCAATCAAGGCACTCAAGACCGCCGTTCCCGGCATCTTCTGCCGTGACAACATCAGCGTGAACGCTTAATAGGAGGTAAAACAACATGGCACTGAATCTTAAGGAAGTCTTTGCCCCGGCTGCGATTGCCGCCTATTGGACGAACGACCCCACTAATGCGATGCCCTTTGCATCTGACGCACTGTTCCCCGCCAAGAAGAAGGCCGGTCTCGACCTGAAGTGGCTGCGTGGTCACAAGGGCGTTGGCGTTTCCCTGATGCCAAGCGCATTTGACGCAAAGGCGACGTTCCGCACTCGCGAGGGCTTCAAGTTCGATGAGACTGAGATGCCGTTCTTCCGTGAGGGCTACCATCTGGGCGAGAAAGACCGTCAGGAAATCCTGCGTGTTCTGGACAGCAACGACCCCTATGCCCGTGATGTGATGAACCGTCTGTACGATGACACCGCTCAGCTTATCACTGGTGCTCGTATCGTGCCTGAGCGCATGATCTGGCAGCTTCTGGCTCCCGCCAATGGCGCTCCCGGCATCACCATCAAGGCAAACGGCGTGAACTACACCTACAATTACGACCCGGACGGCGGCTGGAAGTCCACCAACTTTAAGGATATCAGCGGTGTCGCTAAGTCTAAGTGGTCTGCTGCCACCGCCACTCCCATTGCTGACCTGAACGCTGCAAAGGATGCTGTTCTGGCAAGCGTGGGTGAAGTCGTGACTGAGGTGTACATGAACACCGCCACCTTCCGCAACATGATCGCTGCGGACGAGGTGAAGAATCGGTTTATGACTGTCACCGCAAAGGCAAACGCCGTTCTGCTGGACAGCGAAGCACGGCAGATTATCGAATCTGCAACCGGCCTGACCATCCATCTGTATGACAAGATGTTTAAGGCAGACCAGTACAGCGCAAGCGAGAAGTACCTGCCTGACGGCATGGTGGTAATTGCTCCTTCCGGCGCTCTGGGCAGCACTTGGTACGGCACTACTCCTGAGGAAGCCGACCTTCTGTCTGGTCAGTCTGGTGCATCCGTGTCCATTGTGAACACCGGCGTTGCCATTACCACCGAGTTGACTGTCCACCCGGTCAATGCCAACGTCTACGCTTCCGAAATCGTCCTGCCGTCCTTTGAGCGCATGGACGCTGTGTACTGCATCAAGGCTTACTAAGGCGAAAGGAGGAAAGCAGCATGGGAGACCAGTATTCCGAAGCGGCAGTCAAGCTTGGACAGTACATCGCCCCTGCACTTGACCGTGAAATCACGGACGAGGACTACCCACTCTTCGACCTGCTGCTTGATTTCGCCAAAGACAAGATATTTGCACAGGGCTACCCATTCGGTAACAGACCGGACGAACTGCCCTCGCAGTATCAGTCGTTGCAGATACGCATTGCAGCGGAACTGTACAACCATATCGGCGCAAACGGACAGACGAGCTATACCAACAATGGTATCACTCGTGTGTGGGAATCGTCCGATGTGGCGCAGTCCCTGCTGAACGAAGTGGTTCCGAGAGTAGGTGTTATCGGCTGATGTTCAATGGAAGCACGCTGGATAAACGCCCGCTGTGGTATTCAAACCCGGTTGGCGAGAAAACGCCTGTTGTGGACGAGTGGGGAAACGAGACTGGCGAATCCGCATACGAATCGTGGAGCGAGCCCGCAAAGCTGATGCTGAATGTCAGCCCGCCTACTGGCGCTGCGGAAGCAAACCCTTTTGGAGCATTCACGGATTACAGCTACGTTGTCAGTTCGTCCAGTAAAAAGCACAACACACCGCTTTATGAAGGTACACACGTCTGGTTTCAGACGGACATTTCAAAGCCCTTCAATTACATTGTGGTCAAGGTCGCAGAGCATATCACAGACACGAAGTATGCGCTGAAAGAGGTGGCTACAAGTGAAAATTAAAGTGAGGTTGAGCGATGCCGGACTTAAACAGGCTGAGGAAGATATTCGCAAATACAAGACCACCCTGAACCAAAAAGCACAGTTGTTTGCAAGAGCGCTTGCCGATAAAGGTCTTGCTGTTGCAACAATCCGTTTTGCCAATGCCCAATATGCTGGCAAAAACGATGTTAAGTGTGAGGTTAGCCAAAACGGCGCTTCTTGCACCATCCTAGCGGAGGGGCAAGCGGTTGCTCACATTGAGTTCGGCACAGGTGTTACACATCAGGGCTGGGGCGCTGCTGGAACAGTCGGCCCCCTTCCATTGCCTGATAACATTGGCGAACATGGCACATACGGTAAAGAAAACGGCAAGCACAAGCGCTGGTACTACTACGGTGACCCCGGCAATGCCGGTACGCCTGTCAAGGAAGTAGACGGCAAAGGTCAGTTAAATTACACCAGCGGCAACGATGCAGCTATGGCTATGTGGGGAGCTGTTGAGGAAATGGCTTCTCAGGTCGAAGCAACGTGGAGGGAGGTTTGGAATAGTTGATTGATTATTTCAATTCTATCTACACGGCTGTTGCCAAGGAACTGCGAAAGCAAGTGCCCGGTATCTTAGTCACTAGCGAAATTGATGACCGCCCTGTTAAGAGGTTTCCGTGTGTGCAGATAGAGGAAAACAACAATTTGCCTGTACATATTGATTCTGCTGGTCACAGCAAGTACGCTGCTGTTTCCCTGCGTGTGCGGGTCTACTCTAACAAGAACACAGGGCGCATTGCAGAAGCACGCTCCATTGTAGGCATCGTGGATTCTATTCTTGAACCGCTTAAAATTTATCGCAAGTCGTTTGTCCCGTTGAATGGACTGTATAACAATTCCGTCTATCGGATTGATTGCAGCTACGGGGCAACAATCGGAGAGGACGGAATGATTTACCGAAAATAAGGAGGTAAACATTCTATGAGTATTGCTATCTCCGGTCTGAATACCACCCTGTATTGTGGCGACAGCGCAACCGCTCTGACGAAGCTGTGCGACATTAAGGATGTGCCCGACCTGATCTCCGACCCGAACCTTCTGGATGCAACCACCCTGTCTGATGGTATGCAGAAGCAGATTTTTGGCATCGTTCAGGCTGACACCAAAGCCTTTACCGCGAACTACAACAAGACCGACTACGCCGCCGTCAAGGCTGCTGGTTATGACGATACCTCTGAGAGCAACGTGGACAAGTACTACGCCCTGAAAATGCAGGACGGTTCCGGCTTCACTTGGCAGGGCATGCACCAGGTTGGTCTGTCCGGCTTTGGCGTAGACGAGGTTGTGGAAATGACCATCAATTGCATCTTCCACTCTACCCCGAAGTTCAGCGAGAGTCTGACCATTAATGGCGGCTAATCCGCAAAAATCGAATTAATCAAACCGGGCAGAACTGAACAACGGATTTGGTTCTGCCCCTATTTATAAAGGAGAGCATTTATTATGGCTGCTAAGGTTATCAACTTTCATTCCCCCGATGGCAAGAACACTTATGAGCTGACCTTTACCCGCGAGAGCGCCGAAGCCACTGAACGCAACGGCTTCCAGATCTACGAGTTCTCTAACGGCATCAACCCCATCAAGAACACCTCTGCTCTGTTCTATGGTGCATTCATTGCCCGCAACAAGGGCATCAAGCGCAAGCTGGTCGATGATATGCTTGCGCACATCGAGGACAAGGAAGGTCTTATGGCCGCCCTGATGGAGATGTACGCGGATTCTATCAAGGCTCTGGTTGCCACCGATGAAGAGGACAAGACCGCAAAAAACGCAACGTGGGAGATTGTGTAACCTCACAGTCTCAAGAATCGAACAGCGGCACAGAGCCATTCTCTGTGTCTAAGCTGTTCCACGATGTAGAAGCCTATTACATTTCCATTGGCATGACCTATGACCAGTTCTGGCGTGATGATGTCTGGCTGGCAAAGGTCTACCGGGACGCGGAAGAACTACGCGCCCGAAGAGCCAATGTTGAAGCGTGGAGAAATGGCTTCTACACGGCATCTGCGCTTTCCTCTACGGTTGGCAATATGTTCCGCAAGAAAGGGTCTAGCCCCATCAAGTACATGGATAGACCGATTCCTCTTACCCAGAAAGAGCAGGACGAGTACGAATACCAACGCGCACTGGAAGCGCAGGAACGCATCAAGAGGGCGATGTTCTCTATGATGAATCAGAAGGACGGTGGTAGCAATGTCTGATGTTGATATTACAAGCTTATCCGTAGAAATCTCTGCGGAATCGCAGGGTGCAGAGCTTAACATTGACAAGCTTGCTACCGCCATTTCTAATTTGCGGACGAAGGGCAATGTTGGCAAGGTCTGTACAAGCCTTGATAAACTGTCTAGTTCCATTTCCGCACTGAAACAAGCGTCTGCTGGCATTTCCGGTCTGGATAAGGTCACAAACTTCCTGAATGGCATCTCTTCTGTCAACACGACTGCTGGCGTGAGGGGCGTTAACTCTGTTGTAAATGCCATCAAGAAGATTCCGAATGCGGTATCTGCTCTGAACGGCGTGGACTTCTACTCCATGTCCGGTAGCATCACGCAGTTGACGAATGCTCTTGCGCCCCTGTCCATTTTGGATATTTCCGGCTTGAAATCGCTTGGCAGCGCGTTCAAGGCCATTGGTACTGTGCCCGACCTGACCGACAAGCTAAAAGCGGCAGACCTTGATTCTTTTGCGGATTCTTGCCAGAAGATATCCACCGCTCTTACTCCCCTCGCATCTCAGCTTGACAAGGTGGGCAACGCCTTTGCAAAGCTGCCGCCACAGTTGAGCAAGGTGGTGACACAGGCTAACCGCGTGACAGCAGCCAACGAACGGCAGAAGAAAAGCTACATGAGCCTTTCCAGCCAGATGAACAGCTTCATGCGAAACATGGCCAAGCTGGTCTCTCTGAAAGCCATTGCCACCTATCTTGGCAACGCAGCGGAAAAATTCAACAGCTATTATGAGGCTGCAAACCTGTTTGGCATGTCCATGAAGGGACTGACCGGCGAAGCAAGCACGTTCATCAACAAGATGGAGACCTTACTTGGCATCGACCCCACCGAAGCCATGAACAACATGGCAACGATTCAGAGCCTGACCACTTCGTTTGGCATAGCAAGCGACAAGGCGTATGTGCTTTCGAAAAACCTGACGCAGCTTGGCTACGACCTTGCTTCTTTGAAGAATATCCCTGTTGCGGAATCCTTTACGAAGATTCAGGCGGCTATCTCCGGCGAACTTGAACCGATTCGCCGTCTGGGTGTCGATATTTCTAACGCACGGTTGCAGCAGGAGCTGCTTAATCTTGGCTATTCGCAGAGCGTTTCTACCCTGTCTCAGGCTGATAAGGCTGTTCTGCGGTACATCGCCATCATGAAGCAGACCACCGATGCACAGGGAGACTTCGCCCGCACTCTGTCCAGCCCTGCCAATATGATTCGCATTTTGCAGGCACAGCTGAACAGTCTGGCTCGCGCCGTTGGTTTTCTGCTCTACCCTGCTTTGAAATCCATCCTTCCCCCGCTGATCGCTGCCGTTGAGCTAGTCAAAGAACTATTCACCGGAATTGCATCCCTGATGGGCGTGAAAGTAGAGTTCCCAGACTTTAGCAGCGCAAGCGATGCTGTTGGTGGCGTCACGGATGCGATGGACAATACCACCAAAGCGACCGGCAAAGCTGCAAAGGCGTTCAAGAACTACATCATGGGCTTTGATGAGCTGAACGTCATCCAGAAGGACAAGGGCTCTTCCGGTGGTTCCGGCTCTGGTGCTGGCGCTGCTGGCAACATCTTAGGTGATGTAGACTTGTCCGGTTACGATATGTTCAAGAACTACGTTGGTTCTTCTGTTGATGAAATCAAGGCAAAACTTGAAAAGCTACTTCCGCTCATCTCTGGAATTGCAGCCGGGTTTGCGACATGGGCAATTAGTAACTCGGTTCTTACTGCTCTTGAGAAAATCAAAGGCGAAGGTTCTTTGATCGAAGCAGTCTTGAAGCTTTGGAAAAACCCGATAATGGCAGCTGCGGTTGCCGTTGGCATTATTGTTGCAAGGTTTGTAAGCCTTTATCAGAATAGCGAGAAATTCCGAAAAGGTCTTGAGCGTGTAAGGGCGCTTGTCTACCTCGCAGCAGAAGGATTCAAACAGGGTTGGAACATATCACTTACCGATGGGAAACTCGGAGAATCCATTGAATACCTGAAAGAATCTCTTTCCAATCTTGGGCAATCTATCTTGAATTTGCTCCCCGAAAGCTGGCAGGAAGGAATCACCTCTGCGTTTAATACCGTTTCAAAGGTTGTAAAGAAGCTTGACCTCGATGTTGGAGATTTGATGACAACATTCGCCGGATTTGCTCTTTTTAAAACAGGTCATCCTCTTGCTAGTCTTGCGGTTATAAGCTTTGAAGCTATTTCCGTAGCCGTTCGCGGGCTTGGAAGTGAAAATCAGAAAACTGCTTTTGGAATGGAAACCGACTGGTTCAATTCCTTCAAGTCTATTGGCGAAAGCGTTGCAAACTTTGCGGCTGCTGCTGTTACTGCGATTGGGAACATCATTAACGATATTGCAATCTTTGTTGGTTGGATTAAAAACGGAGTTTCAGAAACAGACCGCTTGGATTTGCAGATGAATGGCAACTTCATTGAAAACTTTGTGATGGGCATTGCCCAAACAATCCACAATATAGGCGTTTTTGTTGGTTGGATTACAAGTGGCGTTGATGAAGCTGACCGGTTGGCAATTGCAGCGAACGGAAATTTTGCAGAAAAGTTCATCCTTCTGATTGCTGACGTTATCAACGGAATCAAAGAAGCCGTGAAGTGGTTCGGAAAACTGATTGAAAAAATCTCGAAGTTCAATCCTGTTAGCGTTGGCAAAAACATCATAGATGGCATTACAAAAGGCATCGTTGGCAAAAAGAACGTTGCGGATGATGCTGTCAAGGTTGTAACGGACGGAATCCAAGAAGAAGCACAGACTGAACTTGGCATCCACTCTCCTTCCAAAGTCTTTAAGGGTTACGGTGGTTACATCGTAGAAGGTCTCGCCAACGGTATCTCCGCTGCCAAAGACCTTGCGGTGAAAGCTATCCAGTCCGTGTCTGACGCAGTAAAGACCATCGGCTCTCAGCTGGCAGACGAAAACTACGGTCTGGGCAATGGCTCTATTAGCCTGTCCGTTGACGCAAGCGGCAAGTCCATGATGGAAACCGCAAACGCGCTGAAACGCACGATGCGCACCACTAACGACAGCTTTGGTGGTTGGTTCAAGAAGATGAAAACCGACTTGGGCGACTTCACAGAGGGCATCAACGCTGTTACTAAGGCTGGCAAAGACATCTCCAACGGCTTCAAATCTTCTATTGACGCGCTTACCGCTGCATCGAAATCTATCCTGAACACGCACGATGGTTTTGTGAGCGCGGTCTCTGATATCCGGTCTTTTGTGAAAAAAAGCGTTGCAGAGATAGAAAACGAGTATCAGTACAACGGCTTCTTTGGTGCTGCTGGTCTTGCCATTCAAAAAGCGTTTGAGGGTATCTACCTTGTCTTTACTAAGGTTTCTACTGCTGTCAAGAACGTGTCTGACACCATCGACAGTGTAAAGAACGTTATTACCACCTTTAATAACTTGAAAACCAAAGTCGGTGAGGTCATCGACCAAGTTCCGCTTTTGAAACAGGCATACGGTGGTTTGAAATCGTTTTTTAGTGACCTGTTCAGCAAGGACAGTGGCATTGGCAAAATCGTGTCTGACGGCTTCGATTACATCTTATCAAAGGGCGCTGCGGTTATAAACTGGCTTAAGGAAAAGCTTGGCATCGGAAGCGCCGGCGCTTCTTCTGCTGGTTCGGCAGGAAGCAACGTGCTTGGAGCGGTCGGTAGCACAGCGGCTTCCGGTGGCGCTCTGTCAAATCTTGGAGCTTATGGCGGCATAGGCGCTGGTGTTGGCCTTGGCCTTTCTGGTGGCATCCAGTGGTGGAAGGACATGATAGGCACTTGGGGAGATTCTGATAAATCCGCTGGCACGAAAGTTCTTGAATCCATAAAGCACACCCTTTGGGATTTGTCCCCAATCGGAGCGCTTGTAAATCTTGGCAAGAAGATTTTCGGTTTTGCGGACGGCGGCTTCCCCGATGCTGGTCAGCTGTTCATCGCCCGAGAAGCCGGTGCAGAGATGGTCGGCTCTCTGGGCGGTCACACAGCAGTTGCCAACAATGACCAAATCGTTGAGGGCATCCGCGAAGGTGTTGAAGCTGCAATGGAGCGTCAGAACCAGCTTCTGCGCCGTCAGAACGAGCTGTTGCAGGCTCTGCTTGAGAAGGAAGGGAGCGCAGAAATCAACGTGTCCAGCTTCTATCAAGCGGTGAACAGAACAAACCAGCGCAACGGTAAAACAATTATCCCGGTAGGTACTTAAAGGAGGGGCATTTATGGAACTTGACCAGTACAATCCGATTCGGAGCGTGGATGGGCAGTATCTTAAATGCCCCTCTTCTTATCAGTGGCGGTTACAGGACATTTCAGCATCCGATGCCGGACGCACAGAGGATAACAAGATGGACAAGAAACGTCTTGGACAGTGCGTCAAGCTGGAACTGGAATGGAAGTACACCACGATAAAAGAAGCCGCTGCTATCCTGAAAGCGTTCAACCCGGAATACATCAACGTTACCTATCTTGACGCAATGGCTGGCGATTGGAAAACCAGCGAGTTCTACGTTGGCGACCGTGCTGTTCCTATGTATAATTCGCGGATGAATCGCTGGGAAGGGATATCTTTTAACATCATCGAAAGGGCTGCACACTGATGGTCAATGTATCGCAAGATATCATAAAATCATTCAACGAGGGCAACAAACAGACTGCCCTTATTGAGGTTACTGCCGGCAGCAAGACGTTTGCCATCACCGATGCAGATATCATTCAGGGCGGGCTGAAGATTGACCGATACTGCGTGACCAACAGCAAAATCGAGGTCGGTTCTGCGGTTGCGTCTGAACTGTCCTTGAAGCTGCAAAACTACGATGGCAAGTTCAATGATGTTTCCTTTGAGGGCGCTGTCCTGAACGTCAAAATCGGCATCAAACTGTCCAGCGTTCTTGAGAGTGCAACGCTAGGCAAGGGCATTCTAAGACGCATGATTCTTGGCTCTGCGTCCTCTGACCAAGACGTTGCGTATGTTCCCTGCGGTCTTTTTATCGTGGACACCCCGCCCCGCAAACTGAGCACAATAAGCATCTCTGCGCTGGACTACATGGTCTTGTTTGACCGCGAGGTGAACGCTTCTGCACTCTCCTTCCCTATCCACGTTGATGCGCTTATCCAGAAAATTTGCTCCATTTGCAACGTCACGCTTGCAACGGATGTTTCGGTGCTGCCGAACCACTATTTTAGCATCGGCGGTCTGCCTGATACAAACCAGACTTTGACCTACCGCCAGCTTTTGCAATGGTGTGCGCAGCTTACAGGCACTTGCGCATTCATGGATGGCAGCGGACGGCTTGTGCTGAAATGGTACGAGCAGACTGGTGTGACCATCACCGCAAGTGAGCGTTATTCCAGCGATATGTTGGAGAACGACATCACCATTACAGGTTTTACCTGTGACGATG